AAGGGGGCGTTGCCCGAACCATGTTCGCGCTCGGGCAAGACCTTCGCGAATCGCTCGGAATCGAATGGACGAGCGGTGTTCGAGAAGTGTTTGAAGGGAAGCGCACCGTTGCGGGTGCGGCGAAGTCGTCGGTTCGGATCGATCAATTGAAGCTTGCTCACCGAATCGATGGTGAATCTAACGTGAGCCTGACAAGCGTTCGCGGGAAGATCGAACGCACCGGATCGGGAATGACCTACACCGATCCGGTTGTCGTCGTTCGGAAGGGCGGCGAGATGTTCGTGATCATGGGAGCCGACGAAGTTGCCGCGCAACGCTTGCTCGGTCGCTTCAAGGTCGATGCGATCGTGATCGACTATGAAGCAACCGCGCTCGCGAAAGAACGAGCGAAGGCGGCGAAGGTTGTGATGGGGTTGACCGAGCTTCCGAAGGCGACTCGGGTTGCGCTCGGGCACCGATTGGAAGTGCAAGATCGCGACACGCCGCTTGTTCGCGAGCGATTGCAGGACATCGGACAGATCCCGACTATTGTATTCGAGCGGCTTGCCGAAACGAATTGGGCGGGCATCCGACTCGGGAACAAGGGCATGGGAAAGTTGTTCCCTTGGCTATCGGGAAAGCAACCGCGCGGTTGGGAAGCGGGTTCGACGTGGGATGAAGTCGCGGGCGTTTATTCGGGGTCGCGGCGTATGGTCGGCATCGGTGCGGGAAGGGGAGCGGGTGCGGGATCGAAGCGCGGGGTCGCGGCGCACGAAGTCGGGCATGCAATCGGTGATCGACTCGGGTTCGATGATCATGCGACAACCCGCAAAGCGCACCGCCGCTTGTATAAGGCGGGCAAGCTCACAAGCTACGAAAAGCAGGAAGGTCCGGGCGGGCAAGCGGGGCGACAAGAGTTCTTCGCGGAAACGATCGGATGGATCTCGACGCGAGGTTATGCGGTCGCGGTTGCGCGGTATGATAGCGAATGGATCGACTTCGTTGTTCGCGAAGTGTTCGGCGGGAAGGGAAACGTGAAGCCATGACACCGCAACGCTTGGATGGAGATCGGTTGCTTGTTCCGCAACGCGGCGAGATCGTCGACGGCGAAGATGCGGGAACGTTGACGGATTCGATGATCGAGATCGGACCCGACCATCCCGACTACGCCGAATGGCTTGCCGAAGTCGAACGTGAAGAAGCGTTCGAGATCATGGTTGCCGAAACGATCGGGCGATAGCGCGGTTTGCCCGTCGAGCGGCTTCACGGTACGCTCGACGCATGGCCAAGCCCTTCAAGCTCGCAACGTCGACGCCGCCCCGCGATTCGTCGGGGCGCTTCACCCAACCGATACCGCCCGCACCGCCGCAAGTTGCCGACGAAGCACGTCGCGACGGAACATCCGCCGACGTCGCCGCGAACGAAGTTGCGGTCGCGGATCACCCGACGCCCGGAAGCGCGAAGCGCGGGGAAGAGATCCCATGGCCGAAAGCTGGACCCGTCAACGACGCGGGAAACAAGCCGATGCGGGTATCGTGAGATCGTCGCGTTGACGATCGAGCGGCGCGCACGTTAGCCTTCACGACGAAACGGAGTTGAACATGGCAAGCGGAACGAAGAGCCCTTTCGGGAACGGCAACGGCGGCATGAACGAAGGTCGAGCCGCCCCGAACAACTTCTTGCAGAACCCCGGCGGCAATGCGGGAAGCAAGGGGCGTGACGTCATGGCGACGCAAGGCGAGCCCGCCACGACCGGCGAGCCCGAGAACGCCGAATCGGTTCCGGCGGGCGGCAAGATCCCGATCGTCGAGTCGCCCGAAGCAAACCGTTCGATGCCGTTCAAGCTCGGTGGCGGCGAATAAGGGGAACCCATGGGACAGATCGACCTACAAGGCGCGTTGATCGGTGGACCGCCGAGCGGCGGCGACACGTTCCCCGCTTCGACGTTCTCGGTTCCCCTTCGCATGCGCACGACCCCGAAGGGGTTCGGTGTTGCAACCGGCGTCTTGACGCGGCTTGTCGCTTCGCCCGCCGCATTCGTCGCGCTCTCGGGCGTCGGGTCGGGCGACACCGTGACGCAAGCGGATGTTCTGTACTTCAAGCCGAGCGGTCCGGTCGATCTTCGGCTCACGACCGACGATGGGGTCGGCGGCAACGTTGTCGCGGTCGTGCCCATCGACGGGATCACGATGCTCGAATTCCCGACGTCGAAGTTCTTGAAGTTGCTCGAAGTACAAGGGAGCGCAACGGTCGAATACTTCGCGAGCGGTCAACGCTAGCGCGATCAAACGGTACGAGTAGGGAGATCAGAACATGACGATGAAAGCTTCTTTCAACCGGGCGAACCCGAACACGTTGGCCGACTTGTTCCGCAAGATCGGGCTGGGCGACTTGCTTCGGGGTCAGATCAACCAGTCGCTTCGGATGGCCGAACCCGCCGCCGACGTGAGCCAGCTTGCGACGCTCGAAAGCTTCGGGCTCGCGGCGAAGAACACCGCCGCCGCCGAGATCACCCGAGCCTATGCCCGAGCGACGAACGCGGCGGGTACGCTCGGTGAGCTTGCGATCCAAGCGCCGAACGCAACGCCCGCCGACGCGCAGATCGCGGTTGCACCCAACGGCGACATCGTTGTTCTCGCGGCGTCGGACTATGTCGACGTCGACGTCGAGTATGTTCCCGCGCGCGGCGAAGTTGTCACGCTCGAAGATCAAGTCGTCGTCGCGAACGTGTTCGCGATTCCCGCCGAATACGCCGATCGCGGCGTCGTGTATCTCATGGCGGCAACGGGTCGCACGGTCGCGGGCGTCGCGACCGACAAGATCATCGTCGCGCCCGGTGCGCCCGCCGCGACGCAAGCGGCGCTCGACGTGCCGAAGGCGAACGTCAACTTCAACGCCGCCGATGCGGTCGTGTCGTGCGACGTGACGTTGCTCGTGTCGCCTTCCCGCGACATCGACGACGAACCCGTCGATCTCGACACCGCGCTCGAAGACACTTCCGACTTGATCATGTAGGTCGACGCCCGTCGATCGAAGCGCGCACGAAAGGGAGGATAGATGCCAGGAACCGATCCAAGGGGCGGCGCGACGGCGCAACCCCGCACAAGTCAACCGTTCACGGGTTCGTCGACGGGCGAACCCGTGTCGACCGAACCCGCCGCAACGCCCGACGACGGGGCGCAACCGCCCGCACAAGCGACGACCGGCGAACCGGCGGGTGCGAACCCGCCGACGACCGGCGAGCCCGCCGAAGGGGCGGCAAGCGGCGGCGAAGGTGAGCCCGAAGGCAAGGCGAAGATCACGTTGACCGAAGAAGCGTTCGCGTCGCGGCTCGACCGCGCGAAGCGGCAAGCCGAACGCGATGCTCGGGCGGCGGTTCTTCGCGAGCTTGGGATCGAAGATCCGAAGTCGCTCGAAACGGAACGCGCCGAGCTTCGAGCACTTCGTGAAGCTCGCGAGAAAGCCGAACGTGAGAAGCTCACGAAAGAACAGAAGCTCGAAGCGGATCTCGAAGCCGAACGGCAGAAGCGCGAAGCGCTCGAAACGCAACTTCGGCAAGTCAAGACCGAAAGCGTGTACGACAAGCAAGACGCGATGATCCAAGGGATCGGCGCTCGACACATCGACCCCGGATTCTGGAAGTACGCCCGGAACGATTTCGTCGAATATGTGTCGGGATTGACGCCCGCCCAAACCGCAAGGTTGACCGAAAAGGACATCGACCGATGGTTCGCGAAGTTCGCTCGCGAGAAGCCCGCGTTCGCATTGCGTCAACCCGAACCGCCGAAGGAAGGCGACGCCGCCGAGCCGCCGAAGCCGCGACGTCGACCGATCACGACGACGACGCCCGCCGCTCGTGTCGCGACACCGCCGAACCCGCGCGGCGGTCAATCGGCGGATCCGAGCTTGTCGCCCGAAGGCAAGACCTTCCGACCGGGGCAACCCAACAGCATGACGCGAGCCGAAGCCCGTGCCGAGTTGAAGCGACGCGGCATTCGTGGCTGGTAGAACGCCCGAGAACGCGTCGACTCACGGCGACGACCCCAACCCCGATCCGCCCCCCTTCAAGCCCTTCTCGCCCCCTTCCCGCCCGAGCACGCCCGCTTTCGAGCGAGCCGCCGGATTGACCGGCGGTCCGACGCATGGCACGCTCGGGATCGGAAGCGCACGGTCAACACGCGGCACGCCAGCGGTCAATCGGTGGAATCGACACACGTTGCGCGAAGCTCGAAACGATGTCGAACCATAGGGAGAACCGATCATGTCTCTAGTTCTTGGCGTACCGCCCGCCGTGTTGAAGCTCGTTCAAGAAGGCTTGCTCGAACGAGCCTTTCACGATGGCTTGTTCCCCGCTCTCATGTATCGCGCCGAAGCGATCTCAGAGGAATGGGCGGCGAACACCGGAACCGAAATCTTCATGTCGCGACCGGGCTTGCTCGCACCGCAAGTGAAGCCGATCGCACCGGGCGTCGACCCGACCCCGCAAGCGTTGAGCTTCGAGCAATGGGTCGCTCGGCTCGAACGCTACGCCGGAACGATCGACACGCACATTCCGACGTCGGTCGTGTCGAACGCCGACTTGTTCCTTCGGAACATCCACCAGCTTGGATTGCAAGCTGGACAGTCGTTGAACCGGATCCCGCGCAATTCGCTCTTCAAGGCGTACCTTTCGGGGCACACGCTTTCGATCGCGGCGGCGGGTGCGGCGGCGACGACGGTGCGCGTCGCGGCGTTGAACGGCTTCACGGATGTCGTGCTCACGGGTTCGCAGGTTCGGCCCGCCCCGGTGTCGGCGGCAACCCCGCTCGCGGTTACGATCACCGGCATCGGCACTCGAAACGTGATCGGGTACACGCCCGACAACCCCGACGACCCGTTCGGTCCGGGCACGATCCTTCTCGACGCGGCGCTCGGCGGCGCGGGCATCGCGGCTCGCACGCCGATCGTCTCTTCGCAAGCACCGCAAGTGATCCGCTCGGGCGGCGGTGCTTCCGTCGACGCGATCGGTGCCGCCGACGTGTTCGTGTTGCAGGACTTGATCAACGCGGTGAATCGGCTTCGCAAGAACAACGTGCAACCGCACGAAGATGGGTACTACCACGCGCACATCTCGACGGACGGCAATTCGCAGGTCTTCGCGGATGCTGCCTTCCAGCGCTTGAACACGGCGCTTCCCAACGGGTCGTACTATCAGGAAGCGTTCATCGGAACGATCGCGGGCGCGTCGAGCTACCTGAACAACGAAGCGCCCGACTTCCAGAATGCGGGCGCTCGCGTCGCGACGGGCGTGAACGCGTTCTATTCGGAAGACATCGGCGCGGAAACGACGAACGAGACCGGGATCAACATCGGTCGGATCGTTGTCACCGGGCGCGGCGCTTTGGTCGAGAAGTATCTCGACGAAAAGGCGTACGTGACCGAAGCGGGCGTGACCGGCAAGGTCGGGGAATTCACGATCGTGAACGCGGGGATCGAAGTGCAGACCGAGCGGATTCGGTTGATCCTTCGCGCCCCGTTGAATCGCCTTCAAGACGTCGTTGCGGCTTCGTGGTCCTGCACAACGTCGTTCCCCGTTCCGAGCGACGTGTCGAGCGGCGGACCCGAGCGGTACAAGCGCGCCATCGTGATCGAACACGCGCTCGATTGATCAACTTGAACGCGGGGCGGGTCGATCCCGCCCCCCCGGTTGCCCGCCCCGCGTTCCCCTTCTTCGTTGCAAGCCATGCGCAAGAGCGCCGTCGTCGAGCAACCGGCGGCGGCGCTCGCTTGTGGTAGGCTCGACGAATGGATCCCTTGAAGGCATGGGCGAACGTAGCATCGGGTCGCGGTGTCGCGGTTCCCGATGTCGCGCAATCGACGAAGTACACTTGCGGACCGGCGACGCTCGCGGGCGTGCTTCGGTACTTCGGGAAGCCGACCCCGACCGAAGGCGAGCTTGCGGCGTTGCTTTGCACGACACCGGGCGAAGGCACGACGTACGACCGGATGGCCGAAGGGGCGCGGGCGTTCGGGCTCGACGCCGAGATCGTCGAAGGTGCGTCGGTCGGGTATCTCGCCGCGTCGCTCGAAGTCGGAGAGCTTCCGGTCGTGCCGCTTCAAGCGTGGTCGGAAAGCAAGCCGCCGAGCGGCGGATACAAGGGGCGATGGGACAACGCACACTTCGCGATCGTCGTCGCGATCGACGACGAAGGGATCTTGTTTGAAGATCCCGCGCTCGAAGGGGCGCGAGCATACTTGACGACCCCCGAATTCGAGTCGCGATGGCACGTCGTTCGGAACGGCAAGCCCGTCGAAGGGCTCGTGATCATCATGCGCGGCGATGGACCGGGCGCGCTTCGCTCGCCCCCCCTTGCCGCGCCGAAGTCGATGCCTTGACGGAACATCGGGGCGTCGACACAATGCCCGAAGGAGGCATCAAACATGCGAACGAAGAAGGAAGAAGAAAAGGTCGAAACGCTCGACGCCGGACCCGTCAAGGATCGGAAGCTCGCACCCGTCGAAGAGCAAGATGCGGCGGCGACGACCCCGAAAGGAAGTGCCGTCAAGCCGAGCGACGACGAACCCGAAGGTCCACGCGTGCGATATTTCACGGTGGTCCGTGGCGGTGTCGCGCAAGTCAACGGCTTTCGCACCCGCTTGAAGGAAGGCAAGGAAATCGACACGCTCAATTACAACATCCGGGCGTTGCAACGGCAGGGGATCCGCCTTGCCGAGATCGACCCGACGAAGCGCGACGAACCGATCGAAGAATTGCTATAGCGAAATGGGCGATGGCATGGCCCGCAAGTTGATCGAGATCGAGCGTGACGTGACCGGCAAGATCGTCGGGCTCCGATGCACGAGTTGCGGGTCGATGCTGTCACACGGGCGGCGGATGCCGTGCAAGGCTTGTCGCCGCCCGTTGCATGCGGCGGGGGAACGGAAGCGCCGGGAAGCCCCCGAATATGCCAGGGCAAGCCGCGAAGCAACCAAGCGATGGCGTGAACGAACCCCTGAATACGAACGCGAACGGTCGAAGCGCCGATGGAGGACCGATCCGGCACACCGTCGTCGCGTGAAGGCGGCGGCGAAGCGATACGCGGAAGCGCACCCCGAATACTACGCGAACGCGGCGCACAAGCGGCGGGCTCGGGATAAGGCGGTGGGATTCGTGCTCTCGGTCGACGACATCAACACGATCTTCGAAGCACACGGGAACGCTTGTATCTATTGCGGGCGCACGGATGCGAAGCTCACGATCGAGCACTTGGTTCCGCCGCCCGAAGGGTCGCATGACTTCGGGAACGTCGTTCCCGCTTGCAAGGCTTGTAATTCGAGCAAGCGGGATCGCCCGCTCGAAGCCTTCTTGAAGCGGCGGGGGGTCGGCGTCGAATTCCACAAGCGTCGGGCGCTCGGGATCATCCGCTTGTGGGTGGGAGTAACGTCATGCCATTGACCGAACAAGAGAAGATCAAGTGCCGTCACCATTTGGGTTTTCTGAACGTTGCCGAAGCGTCGACCTTCGTGCTCGGAACCCCGGCGGCGGTCGAGACGCAATTCGTGATCGAAGGGGCGATGAATCGGGTTCTCGAAGCGGCGTTGCCCGAGCTTCGTCGGCAATTGCAGATCCTTGACTCGATCGAAGAACAGATGGTCGCGGATCACGAGCTTCTCGCGGTCGAAAAGATCGGTGAGATCACGTTGCGAAAGGACGAACAAGAAGCCCTTGTGCGCGTGTACGACCGATGGCGCGAAAGCCTTGCGAACCTTCTCGGCGTGTACCCGAACCCATGGGACAAGCGCGGCGGCGGGATCAATGTTCCCGTCGTTCACTAGACCGCCCCGCGCCCGCCCGAGAACGCCCCTAGAAGGGCTCGACCGCCCGGTCGACACCCCGAACCCTTCCCCGATACAATCGAGCCCTTGGAGGCACCATGCCGAAGCCGCGCGCCCTATCATCCGCCGAAGCGAGCCGAACCCTTGCCAACCGACTTGGCGTTCGGCTCGCCCCGCGCTTGCGACAACTTGCGACCCGCTTCGGGATCCGCTCGAACCGCGTGTTCTTGGTCTGGACACGATGGACCGGCGAGTATCGCGGTGAAGGCGACGAAAAGGTGATCGCTCGGGTCGAGCTACTTCCGACGCCCGACGTGTCGCCCGAAACCGCCGTTCAAGGGCAACCATATTCGGCGGGCAAGCTTCCGGTCGGGCAATTGACGATCAACTTGATCTCGCTTCGGTACACGAAAGAGATGCTTCAAGGGCGGATCATTCCGTCGACCGACGAAGGCGGCAACCCGATCGTCGCCCCGAAACGAGCAAGCGACGACGTGCGCACCGAGCCGACAGACTTCTTCTGGGAAGTCGTCGAAGACGGGCGCGGCGACAACCCGCCCGAGCGCGATCGGTATCGCTTGCTCGGTGAGCCCTATCGCAACGAAGGCAACGTGTGCTGGCAATGCACGATCGAGCGAGCAAGCGAAGACTTCACGCGAGCGGGGCGCACGAAGGTCGGACCCGACCCTTCCGAGTTCTGAGTCGAGATGGATGATCGATCGTCCATGTGGCACGCTTGATCCATGCCCGACAAGACGATCAAGCTCGAAGAAGCCGCCGCATGGATCGACGGCGAGTTGAAGCCCGACATGAAGGCGGCGGCGGTGCGCGGGCTCGTGTCGGCGGCGGCGGCGCTTGTGCAAGAGATCACGCTTCGGATCATTCCAACGAAGTCGCCGCAACCCGTCGACCGGGGCGTGTTCCGGGCGGGTTGGCGGTCGTACCCCGAAGCCGATGGAGCGACGATCGAGAACACCGAACCGCATGCGGCGTTCATTGAATGGGGCGTTCGCGGCGGTAGCGTGAAGGTCGGCTTCCCTTTGGTCAACGCGTTGACCGAATGGGTCCAGCGCAAGGGCATCGCATCGGGTGCCGAAGCGCGGTCGGCGGCGTACGGGATCGCGCTCGCCGCGCAACGTCGCGGGTTCTTCAACGGCGGCACGGGCTTTCGCATTCTCGAAGATGCAATGAAGCTCGCACCCGACATCATTCGGCGCGAAGTGGAGAACGAGCTTCGTCGCGTGTAGGCTTGACGCATGGTGAAGGCATCCGAATTGATCGACTCGCCTATCGGGCAAGTGTATCCGCCCCGACCCGAGCAACCGTTGCCCGACTTCGATGCCCGCACGCATGCACTTCGGCGGCTTCGCGAGTTCTTGTCGGTGCTCGACCTTCACCGCACGAACACGAAGGGCGCACCGCCGATCAAGTATCGGATCCCGATCGCGAACATCCATCTCGAACAACCCGACTCGGTTGTCGATCTCAAGTTTCCCGGCGTCGCGTTCCTTCCGGGGCGGGCGACGCATGAAGCGTACGGGCTCGGCGCGCCCGACATCTGCGAAGGCACGCTCGACGTGTACGGCGTCGGCACCGCGCTCGCGGTGCTCTCGGATCACGTCGAGCAATTCACGGTCGAGCTATGGGCGAGCGGGCGAGCCGAGCGGCGGTCGATGGTCGCGGGCATCTCGACCGCGATGCGTTCGAGCGCGACGTCGTATTCGATTCGGCTCACGTTGCCGAGCTACTTCAACCAAGTCGCGAGCTTCGCTCTCGACTCGACACAATACATCGACGATCCCGACGTCGTTCGCGGTCGTCGTCGTGCGCATCTTCTGGTCACGATGTCGGTGCCCGAAGTCGCGCTTGTGAACGTCGAGCGACTTCACCCGTTGCTCGCGGTAGAAGTGACCGAAGGCGCGTTGCCGACCATGGTCGCGACCGTCAAGGCATGGGACGACTAGACGATGGCAAGCGGGCAAGCTACCCTCGCGAGAACGAGAACCCGCCCGCATGATCGACGACTTGGAGGCTAACAATGGCTGGATTCATCCGACGCTTCACCTTCGACCCCGGTCTTGAAGAGCTACTCGCGATCGAAGGGGTCGTGATCATTGACCGGGAACCGCCCGCCGCGTTGACGGGCGTCGGAAGCGGGCTCGTGACAATCGTCGGTGAATTCGACGACGGCGACTTCGACACTCCGTACGAAGTCGCGTCGAGCGCCGACTTCCTAGCGAATTGGGGCGGGTTCGGGTTCACATACGACGGGATCGTGTCGAACAACCCGTGCGCTCGGTCGCGACTTGCCGATGGGGCGGTGTCGCCCGAGTTCTGGAATGGCAACGGGTTCGTCGCGCTTGCGAAGAAGAAGTTCCGTCAACTTGTCGTCGTGCGGGTCGACACGAGCGTCGGTGAGATCCAGTTTCGGCGGCTTGCTTGCGTGAAGGGCAACCCCGACTTCACGTTCGATCTCGAACCCGCGCAAGCTCTTGTGTTCAACAACGGCGGCGGCAACGCGACGGCAACCTTCACGGCGGCGGCGGCGTTGATCGCTTCCGGCGTCGGCGTGTACCCGACGCTCTTCGCGGGCGGCGAATCGATCACGCTCGACTTCGACGGAACCGAAGTCACGGTCGTCTTTGAAGCGGCGGATCAATCGCAAGCTCAGATGATCACGCGAGTGAACACGACGCTCGGATATACCGCGTTCGTCGATGCGGGCGGCGGCGTGACCAACTTCGTCGGGCGGCAACGTGGAACGGGCGGCTCGGTGCAAGTCGTCGCGATCGACGCAGCGGTCGCGGCGGCAACGGGCTTCGCGGCGGGCGCGGCGGTGCCCGGAACCGGCAACGTCGCGAACATCGACCAAGTGACCGAATCCGAAGTGTCGGCGCGTTGCATCGCGGCGGCGGCGGCGGCGGTGCCGCCGTTCGTCGTGCGGGTCGACCGCGACGAAAACGAGAAGCTTGCCTTGTGCGAGACGTCGACGCCCCTAACGGGCGTGATCAACATCGTGTCGAACACGGCGGTCGGGCTCGGCTTCGTTGCTGGTCAAACGGGCTCGGCGGCAAGCGGCGAAGACGGCACGATCCCGGCGGGCACACGGGTTCGGAACGCGGGCGGAACCGAATGGGTCACGATGCAAACGATCGCGGTCACGGCGGCGAATGCCGGTCCCTACACCGCGCCGATCCGCCATGCGACCGACGACACGACCGGGGCGGCGGCGCTCGCGGGCGCGATCAACGTGCTTCCCTTCGCGGTTCCGATCACGGGCATGTTCGCGGTGATCAACCCGCTTCCGACCACGGCGGCGTTGACCGACAATCAGATCGACGTGGCATATCAAGCGGCGCTCGACACGACGAAGAACCTTTCGAGCATCGTGAAGAAAACGAACATCGTCGTGTCGGCTCGGTCGTCGAACGCGATCCGAACGGCACTTCGCACGAACGCGATCGAAGCTTCGGGTGAAGGGGCATACGGGCGAATGGCGGTGATTCGCCCGCCCTTGAACACGCCCCGAGCAACGGCGAAGTCGACGACCGTTCAACCGGGCGTCGGGGCGTACCGTTCGCAACGCGTCGTGTACGCGTACCCCGGCGTCTCGGTCCAGATTCCGCAGATCGCTGCGGTAGGAACGAGCGGCGGCGCGGGCTTCACCGACGACGGCGTGATCGACGTCGGCTTCGACACATGGGTCGCGTCGGTCATGTCGCAACTTCCGCCCGAAGAAAACCCCGGTCAAGAGACCGACTTTATGACCGAGGTTCTCGGCGTCGAGTCGGGTAACGCCGACGTCCAGAACTTGACGATCGGTGACTATCGCGCCTTCAAGTCGAGCGGGATCGCCGCATACCGGAACGACGAAGGCACGTCGATCATTCAATCGGGGATCACGAGCGTCGACCCCGCGACGAACCCGAGCTTGAAGAACATTGCTCGGCAACGCATGGCTGACTTTATCACCGACACGCTCGCGATCCGGTTGAACACCTTCTCGAAGAAGCTCGCGACGCGAACGCGGCGGGCGCTCGTGATCGGTGAGATGGACGCCTTCATGCGGCAACTTGTCGACGACGAACGGATCGATAGCTTCTTGATCGACGCGAAGTCGGGCAACACGACGACGACGCTCGCGGCGGGCTTGTTCCGCATCATCTTGAAGGTCAAGACGATCCCGTCGATGGACGTGATCGTGATCGACGCGACGGTCGGTGAAACGGTCACGATCTCGCAAGCGGCGTAGGCTTCGGATGAATCGGCTCGCGATTCCTTTTCATCGGCGGCGTGAAGAGCGCATCGCGCTCGGTCATGCCTTGCGCTCGCCTCCGATGATAGGTCGACCATGCGATCCCGCTTTCCGATATCCATTCCCCTATCCGTTTGGTCACGCCGTCGATCGTGACGTATCGGTTTCCCCTTCGGTTCCGGTTTTGTTGGTGCGATGTCGTCCAACGAACGTTTCCCGGTTCGTACGCCCCTTCGTTGTCGATGCGGTCGATCGAATGCTTCGGGGAAGGTCGACGTCCTACGTCGGCAAGGAAGTCTTCAAACGATTCTCGCCATCGGTCGCACACGGTGATCCCGCGCGCCCCGTAGTTTCGGAAATCTCGATGGTTCGGGTTGTGACAACGCGAGATCATCGAACCCCATGTTCGATATTCCGAGGAAGGCGGGGATTTGCTGTTGGCAGATTCCCCGTGTCGACGCGAGGCTTTACCGAGCTTCGCGCCAAGTTCGCGGCGAAGGCATCCGCACGACTTCGTTCGACCACTATTGAGCATCTCGGCAAGAACGATCGTCTCGTTCCCGCATTCACAACGACATCGCCAACGCGTGCGCTTGTCCGTCGATTGGTGTCGTGCGAGGATTGTCAAACGTCCAACAACTTGCCCTTGAAGGTTGTGCAATCTCATGGGCCAATTGATGCACAGAATTGGATAGGTGACAAGTGGCAGATTCCCGCTTGAAGGGGCAAGAAGTCGAAGTTCGCGTGACGCGGGCGGGTTCGGTCGAGAACGCAATCGCGGCGATCGGAACGTTCAACGATCAAGTCATGCTCGAAACGAAGCAAGACGGCTTTCTCGGTGAGTTGACCGACCGCTTCGACGACATCATGCGCGGGTATGGGTTCGATCTCGAATTCCAGGTCTCGGAAGCCGCATGGATCGACTTCCAAGAAGCGATGATCGCAAGGTCGCAACGCTTGACGCCCGATGTCGTGTTCAACGTGATCCGCACCGACTTCTACTCGAACGGCGACACGTTGATCATTACATACATGGACGTAAAGTTCGGCGCGCAACCGACGACGATCGCGTCGCGCGGCGACTTCGTGAAGGTGAAGCTCGAAGGCAAGTGCAGCCAGCGAAGCGTGCAAAAGAATTCGCTTCCGTGACGCGAAGCGGTTCGAGATGAGTCGCGCGGCGCGATGGCGCGCTCGACGGGGCGTGTCGCCTCCCTCGCGTTCGCGCGGCTCGCTTTCTAACGGGAGGATATGAACGTGAGCAACGACAACATGAACACCGAAGCCGAAGTGAACGAGCAACCGTTGACGGTCGACGACGAAGTTGATCCCGGTCGGCAAGCCGACGACGCGGCAACCGAAGCGAAGGCGAAGAAGGATAAAACCTTCGCCCCGCTTCCCGAAGCACGGGCGGGCGGTGCGCCCGCATGGGTGGAGATCCCGGCGAACTTCAAGTTCCCGCGCGGTCGACAAGTCGCCTTCGTGCGGTTCCGTGCATCGTGGACCGACACGCCCGAGAAGGGCGAGCGACAAGCGATCCTTTGGGCGTTGACCGACGCCGACGAAAAGGTCGCGCTCTCGCGTGCCATGGGCGACGTGAATCGAGCCGCGAACGAGCTTGCAAAGCAGATGGTTCGGGCGGTCGACGGGCACGTTGCCGATTGGTCGGGCGAGCCCGGACCCGCGAACATCGACCGTTGGTGGAACGAGATCGGCGCTCGGTGTCGCGGCATGCTCGTTCGGATCTTCACGCAACTTCATGTCTTGAACGAGGAAGAGCGCAAGGATTTTTTCGAGTCTTGCATCGCGCTTCGCACGGCGGGCTAAGGCTCGACGACGAAGGGTTGACGGTCGATCCCGCCGAAGCGGGCAAGATGCTTCGGGTGCTCGGGTTGTTCACCGGAAGCGATGCGGACGGGGCGCGCTTCATGGCGCATACCGCGATCATGTTCGACGCGCACAAGCTCGAAGCGTTGCGGCGATGGCGTGCCGCATACTTGGGGCGATACATGCACCAACAGATCACGACGATCGCGAACATCGAAGTCGTCGAGCTTTGGGCGTACGTTCGCGAGATCACCGAGTTGATCAAGACCGAGACGCCGACTGTCGGAATGAACGATCCATGATCGACATGGATGATCGATCATCCATGGGCGCTTGCCGCAACCGTAGGTCGGGCGCTACCCTTGCGGCATGACCGTTGAAGTCAAGGCGAAGCTAACGCTCGACGACGCCGCAAGCGCGGCGCTCGACCGGATCAAGCGCGGCTTCTCCGATGCCGATGCAAGCTCGAAGGGCGCGTCGTCGAGCATGGGGTTCTTCAAGTCGACGCTCTCGACAATCGCGGCGGTCAACTTCGTTCCGGCGATCCAAGGGCTTGCCCGGTTCGCAACCGGATTCATTGAAGCGGCGGCGAACGCCCGAGATGCCGATCAAGCGATCGCGGGCATGATCACGGCGGTCCAAGGGTTGCCATGGTCGGAAGCGCACGCGGGCGCAATGAAGATCGGAGATGAGATCGACGACATCGCGATCTCGATCGGCCAGAACATCGGGGAAGTTCGGGCGGCGTTCGGTGACTTGCTGCTATTCACCGGGGCGACCGCCGAAGGTACCGCGAAGGCGCGAACGCAGATCGAGCAATTGACAACGATCGCGAATGTGATGGGCATGGACACGCGTACGATCGCGATGGAATTCGGGGCCATGGGCGACGGCGTGCTCCGTACGCGCGGGAAGCTCTTTCAACTTCTGCAAACGACCGGGATCTTTTCGAGCGACGTCACGAAGGCATCCACTGAATGGGCGAAGCTCACGAACGAGCAACGGGCGACCGCGCTTGCGGGTGCGCTCGAAACGGTGTCGGGCAAGATGGGGAAAGCGGTTCCCACGTTCCACGACTTGACCAACACGCTCGGCAACTTGTGGGAAGTCACGAAGGAACGGTTCGCGGAACCGATCATTGACGTGTTGATCGACGAATTGCGTGTGATGATCCCGTTGATCAAGGACGGGTCGAAGGGGGTCGAGCAATTCGCGAAGTCGATGTCGGAAGATGTTCGCAAGTGGGTTCGCGATGCGGGCGTCGAGATCCGCAAGGGGTTCGAGTATCTCAAGACGCATAGTGAAGAGATCAAGGCGGCGATCGTCGACGGTGCTAAGACCGCGAAGTCGGTCGTCGAATTCATCATTGCGAACCGCGAATTGATTGCGATCGCCTTCGGGGCCAAGATGGCGGCACCCGTTGTTTCGGCGGGCGCGAACGTCGCGTCGGGAGTCGTCGGGCTTGCGGCGAAGGGCGCACCGGGGATCGGCATGGCGGCGGGTGCGGCGGGTGCGGCGGGTGCGGTCGCGGCGCTTGCGGCATTCGCGGCGGCGATCGCGGCGGTCACGATCGCCTTGTGGCAATTCCAGAAGCTTATGGCCGAAACGGGCGGCGGGAAGTCGGAAGGCGAACGCGATCAACTTGCCCGCGAGCAATACTTCAAGGATCTCGCCGCGAAACAGAGCTATGCGCCGATGTCGAAGGAAGAGCTTGCGGGCTTCGATCACATTCGGAAGCAATACGTCGACACCGCCGTCGCGCTCGGCAAGTCGGGTCGGGCGGCGGGTGAATTCGCAGACAAGGCATGGGAAGCGCACCGGGCGCTTCGTTCACAAGTGATCCAATACGAGCAAGCGGCGAACGCGATCAAGAAGATCGAAGATACCGGGCAAGGGGATCTCGGTGCGCAACAATTGGCTTCGACCGTGGCATTGCTCGAACAAGGTTGGACACAAGCCATGGCCGAAGGTCGTACGGGCGCGGCGAAGTACATCGCGAGCTTGATCGCGGGCTCGGCAAACCTTCGCGAAGCCTTCGGGGAATCGGCAAACTTGACCGCCGAAGGCTTCACCGCGCTCGCGGATCAAGTGAAGTCGCAAAGCGAAGACTTCGCGAACCGATTGAAGGAACGCGGGGCGGAAGCCGCGCCGAAGACCGAAGCCAAGACGCCGAAGCCCGGTGTTCACATGTCGGGCGGGCAAACATTCAACATCAAGCAAGACTTCCGAGATCAAGATCCCGATCGCGTCGCGATCGTGTTCGAGCGTGACATCGTGCGGGCGGCGGAATCGCGGCTTCAAGCGGTCACGTCGACACCGTTCGGCACGTAGCTCGCGAGCGCACCGGATCAATGGTAGCTTCAACGAAACGACGCGAGGTAAGAACGATGGCGATGCCGATTCTGAAAGGGCTTGTTGGTTCCGACGCGGCGGGCATGGAGCCCGAAGGTTCCGCACCGCCGCCCGTCGACGAAGGCGTCGAGATGCTTTCGATCGACGACTTGACGCCCGAAGAGCTTGCGGCGCTCGAAGCCGCCGCGAAGGAAGCTCTCGACGCGGGGTTGCTCGACGGGATCGAGCTACCCGAGCCCGAAGGGGAAGGCACCGAAGAAGGCACCGAAGGGGCGGGCGCGGCGGAACCGCCCGATGCCGCCCCGGAACCGGGCAAGGAAGCCGCCGACGCCGAGCCCGAAGGGGAAGGCGAAGGGGAAGCCGCCGAAGGCGAAGAAGGCGAGCTTGCGGCGGGCACGGGCGATCTCACGTCGACAACCGAATTCGTCGAAGCCGCCGCCGCCATGGTCGAGACGCTCGACGCCGACGTGAAGGCGATCGAAGAAGCCGCGAAGTCGCTCGAAGATCCGAAGCTTGCCGACCCCTTGATCGATCAAGCTTGGGATCTTGTCGACGAAGCCGAGAAGGTCGCGAAGGAAGCGAAGAAGGCGATCAAGAAAGACGACATCGACGCCGCATACGCCGCGCACGAAGCGGTGAAGGAAGCGAAGGCGGCGATTGCCGACTTGCTCGAACAAGTCACGAGCGGCGCGGTCGCGGTGAAGGCACCCGAAGAGCCCGACCCCGAAGAGAACCCGCTTGCGACATGGGCGAGCATGGCGGGCGCGAAGGGTTGCGGTAGCAAGTAACCAACCGAAAGGCGGGCTCGTTCCGTGGCGGCACCGACGTCGACGATTGTGATCGAAGAGTTGACCGGCGAGAAGCGCAAGGTCGAGCTTCGCGGCGGCGGGTTGCCCTTCCAAGGGTCGGCGGCATGGTCGACCCAGCTTCGCCTTTCGTCGACGTGGAACGCGGGCAATTCGACCGAAGCAACGCAACACATACTCGGTCCGATCGAGCTTCCGAGCGAATGGGAAGGCGAGTGGAATTCGACCCGCATGATCTCGTTCCCCTGTTACTACTTCGACGGGGAATCCGCTTCCGGGCTCGCGATCGTGCGGGCGTCGACCCTTCGCGACGTGCTCGACGGGATCTTCTATGTCGGTTCGCTTCTTCGCGTGACTTGGATCACGGGCGAGATGGGCGAAGGGCTTTACAAGGCACCCGAACGGCGTGTGTCGCGCATCGGTCGGGCAACCCTTTGGAAGTTCTCGCCCCTTCGAGCCGACGACATCCCATGGTCGATCACGTTCGACTGGTCGACGCGGGGCAAGCGGGCGCAACGGGTCGTCGCGTTCCGAAGCGAGAACATGCAAGCCGACATCCGTGCGGCGTTGATCGCGCTCGGGGAACTAACGGCGGCGGTCGATCAATCGAAGATCGTCGCGAGCAAGCGCACGATCCAGAAGAGCGCCGACACGTTCACGCTCGGGGATCTCGAAGCACTTGCCGATGGACCCAGCCAGTTGCTTCGCGACTTCGGTCGCCTTGCTTACTCGGTCACGGATCGGTTGAATCGGGTCGGCGGGCTCGTGTTGAAAGTGCGCGGGTTGACTGCCGAGCTAGCGGGGCAAGCGATCGACATCGCGACGAACGCGATTGCGGTGTCGAATCAATTCGTCGACGCGATGTCGCGACCCGCGCCCGAAACGTTGTCGACGCAGAACAAGGTCTCGAACATGCTTCAAGCGTCGTCGTATTACGACGACGCAACGACGCAAGCCGAAGCGGTTGCCGACGCGAACGTGAAGCTCGCACGAACCCTTCGACGACATCGCAACGCCCAAACGACGACGGCGACAAGCGGCACCGCCGCCGAGACGGGCGACGTGCTCGCGGTCCATATCGCCCGCGACGGTGACACGTTCGCGTCGATCTCCGCGAAGTATTACGACACGCCCGACCATGGCGAAGCGATCGCGGTGAACAACGGCTTCGCGGCGTATCAGATCGACGTGGATCGCGGCTCGGTGATCATCGTGCCCAACCTCTCGGCAATCGAACGGATCGAAGCTACGATCTGACATCATGCCGACCGCCGAACAACCGAGACAAGTCTACTTCCCGAGCGGGAAGATCCGATTGACCGTGCGCTTCGAAGACTTCGGCGTCGATCTTGTCGAGCCGAAGACCTTGAAGCCGCCGCAACTTCGCAAGGGCACGGGCAACGCCGAGCTTGACATCGAAAACGTCGACGGTCGGCTTGTGCTTCGCCCGAAGGGAAGCGACGCGAACGTTCACGGAAGCCCGCAAGAACAGACCAAGAGCGACGACGACTATACATTCGAGATCGGCGGTATCATCCCGAAGTATGCGACGATCTCCTTGAACGGCATCCGCACCGCGTCGACCCTTTCGTGCGAGCTTCGCTACATCGACTGTCCAATCGACCCGCGTGTCGTGCGGGCATGCGCCGTCGAATTCTTTCTCGGCACGATCTCGGAAGCCGACTTTCAACGCGGGGTCGACGGCGGTCGGCGGGAAGCTTCGGAAGGTTCGACCGGCGAGCCCTTGAATCTAATCCCCGACACGTATGTCGATGAATATGGGCGACCGCGAACGAACCTTCGTTTTCAAGGTTGGGTCGACGACTGGGAGATCGAATGGTCGAAGGAAGGCGAACCGATCGTTCGGCTCGAATGCACCGACAACACGCGAATGTTGATCGATCAACCCGCACCGCCGAAGCTTGTCGTCGGCACGAAGGATCCGCTCGACCGGGCGATCGCGACCTACCTTGCGAACTTCCCGCAGTTTCGCGGGCTCGGTGTCCGATACATGCCGCCCGGTGTCGAGCCGCCGACGCTCGGTGCGTCGCTTGCTCGAACCGCTTTCAAGCCGTCGCTTGGACCGGCGGCGGGCGGGTCGTCGAAGCTTTCGATCTGGGATTACTTGACCGATGTTTGCGGATCGGTCGGGCACACGATCCGATTCGTCGGCGTCGACGTGATCATCCAACGGGCTCGCACGTTGTATTCGGGCGCGTTCGCTGGTCGCCCCGACGACCCATTCACGGGGCGGATCCTTCCTAGCGGGCGCGAGCTAAAGCAACGCTTGTATGTGTACGGGCGCAACGTCGATTCGTTGTCGTTCCGGCGGCGCTTCACGACGTCGGCACCGACGAACATCGAAGTTCGGTGCTACAACGGCAAGCGCAAGAAGACGCTTGTCGCACGCTACCCGTTGAAGAAGGATCGCGTGCTTCGCGCACCGCCCGGAAACGACGTAAACGACAAGTGGCTTGTCGTGCGCGTGTCGGGCATTGAAGACGAAAAGGTGCTTCGCGTGATCGCACAAGGCGTGTACGAAACGATCGGGCGGCGAGAGATCGAAGTCTCGCTTGCGACGAAGAACCTTGCGACCTTCGGCGGCGGGAATCTCGACCCCGACGCGATGGACGTGCAACCGGGCGATGCGGTCGACGTCGAGATCAACCGCGATCTCGACGCGGCGACTATCACCGCGATCGAAGACAAGGTGACAACGCAAGCGGCGGAATTCTTGAAGTCGCTCGGGTATTCGCCCGCCTTCGCAAAGGCATACGAGCGGGCGGCGACGAATCTCGGGGTTCCAACGACGTTTCGGGTGCGTCGTGTCACGTTCGACTGGGATGTCGAAGAAGGGATCACGATCAACTTCGAGCTTGTGAATTACATCGAAGTGCGAGCCGACAAGCAACTTCCCGAAGGCGAAGAGATCAAGCCCGACGACACGCTCGGCGTCGAGCCCGTAACCGTGAAGGTCGACGACGAATGAAGTACATCCGCAAAGCGCAACGACGGCGGTCGAATCGCGCCATGGATGCGCGCACCATGGGCGAGACCTTCTCGTTCCCCGGAATCGACCCGCGACAATGGTTCTCGTATGGCGTCGTCGACGACATGACCGACGACGATCCCGAGCCGAGCGTCGTGTTCGACGAAGAGTATGGACCGCTCGTGAAAGTCACGCTTCACCCGAGCATGACGCCCGCGAATTGTCGCGTTGCGGGGTCGGTCGCGGGCAACGGCGAAGGGGAATATCACCCATTCGTCGCGGGCGACGAAGTGCTCGTGTTGATCCCCGAAGGGAACGAGAAGGGCGATTGCGTGATCATCGGTCGCATGAACAACGCGATCGACAAGTTCCCGAGCGATTCGGTCGCGGGGCAAGATCCGACGACGAACACGTTCGGATTCAAGCGGTGTCGAACGCCCGTCGTTCACGAGTATGCGGGTCCGTACACGTTGCGCTCGGCGTTGACGGGCGCACTTCTCGCCTTCGACGAAACGGGCTCGCTTACGGTGCGCGACGGCGAAGGCTCGGGATTCCAGATCGGACCCGACGCGATCGGGCTCTTGTCGAGCGACGGCAAGTTCTTGATCCAACTTGACTTGACCGGGAAGCACGCGTTGATCCAAGCCGACGACGCGATCATCTCGATCTCGGGCACGGGCGCGAACCCCGAACAGAACATGATCGCGGTGCCCGGTCCGATCGCGATCGGTGCGAGCGGCAACGCACCGGGCGAGCATGCGATCTCGACCGAAGCCGCCGCGCACATGATGCAATGGGTGCTCCAACTTGTCGGGGCGGCGATCGGGCTTGCGAACCCCGGACCGATCACGGGCGCGACGCTCGCGACGCAACTTGCGATTCCGGCAACGACGCCGAGCTTCGCGGGCGCGATGGCATCGGCGGCGGGCGCACCGATTGCACCGCCGGTCCTTGCGGCGATCGTCGGTGCGTTCGCGGTGCAACCGCAAAAGACCGTCGCACCGCCGACCGGGCAACCGATACCGGGGATCGGGTGCTCGGGCACTTTCATCGGTTGACCCGATGCCGCCCCGGAACCGCCCCGAGAACGCATCGGCGGGCATGGGGTCGACCCGAAGGGCATCGGGGAAGGTCGAGCCCTTCTCGGGGCGTTCTCGGGCGACCCCTACGGGATCGGGTTGATCGCAACGGGATCACGTTCCGGGTACAGAACCGCCCCGAGAACGCGTCGGATCAACCGATCGGCGGTTCCCGCGCCGATCTTGCCTTCCGAGCGATAGCAAGTGCGGGCGCACCGTTCGAGATGTTCGAGCAACGCTTCGGGCGGCGGTGCCCATTCGATGTTGAAGCTGGGTTCGACGATTCGCATTGTGTCTCCATGGTTCGGGGTTGGAAGCATCATGCCGCGACGGATGGATGATCGATCATCCATGCGGTATGTTGTGGGGCATGGGAGCCGCACCGCCACCCGACGCACCGACCCCGGCAGAACAAGCCGCCGTTTCCGCCGACGCATCGTTCGAGCCTTCACCGGGCGGTGCGAGCTTGTGCGGGTTCGCGTTGCCGAGCTTCACCTTCTCGCTCGCGTTCAACTTCAAGTTCCCGCCCTTCGACTTTCCGCCGACGTTCAACTTCGCGATCGGGCTCAATTGCGACTTGTCGAACCCGATCGACGCGAGCTTCTCGTTCGGCGGCGGGCGCGTCGCGACAAGCGACCCCGACCCCTTTGAAGAGGATTTGTGACCATGAAGGATCAACCGGCGTTGACGGTATGGGCGAAGGTCGCGAAGGGCGGCAAGGGCTCGCCCGATCAAGAGCGCGACGACTCGGGGCGGTTCGGCTCGGGCTCGGGCAAGTCGAAGAAGGAAGCCGCGCCGAAAGCTTCGGAAGCGACAAGTGCGGATGATGTCGACGACACGACGCTGGGCGAAACGCTATCCGAACGCGGTGTCACGAGCGAGACGGGGCGAATGGATCGGCTTGGCGTGATCCGCGAAGCGTTCCCGAAGATGGGTATGAGCGATCACATGCGGTTGAATCGCCGCGCGACCGAAGCGCTCGGCGGCGTCGAAGAAAAACGAGCATGGGAAGTCGGGCGCGAGCAACGCGGCGGGCATCCGGGCGGTGTCGCCCCGGTCGGTGAGATCGGAACACGGGCGAGCAACCGGGCGAGCCGAACGGCGGCGCGGGCGGGCATGCGCAAGGGTCGTCGGCGGTAGCATGCGCACCTTGAAGCACCGAGAGCCCGAGCCGCTCGACGCCGCGTTCTTCGACCCGACCCTTCGCGCCCCCTTCCCGTGGTACGGCGGCAAGTCGAAAGCCGCGCCGATCATCTGGAAGGCAATGGGCGACGTGAAGAACTATGTCGAGCCCTTCGCGGGCTCGCTCGCGACGCTTCTCGCCCGACCGCACGCACCGAAGATCGAAACGATCAACGACAAGGATGCTTGGGTTGCGAACTTCTGGCGGGCGGTGCAAGCCGACCCCGATGCCGTTGCGGGCTTCGCAAACTGGCCGATCAACGAAGCCGACCTTTCGGCTCGGCACGTTTGGCTTGTGAACAAGCGAGCCGAGATCGCGGAACGCGTGACCGTCGACCCCGACTTCTTCGATCCGAAGGTCGCGGGCTGGTGGGTTTGGGGCGTGTGCATCTGGATCGGTGCGGGTTGGTGCGACGGGCGCGGTCCGTGGAACACCGACGACGGCAAGACATGGGTGAAGCGCCCGATCAACGGAAGCGATGCGCGGGGCATCAAGCATTCGATGCCGATGCTACAGATCCCCGGTGGCGTGCATCGGTACACCGACAAGGGGTTGAACGATCGCGGGATCACGAAGGGCTTGCCCGATCTGATCAACCCGCGCGGCGTTCACCGACGCACCGATCGCGGCGTGTCGCGGCAACTTCCCGAGCTTGGCAACTTCGGGCGCGGTGCCGCTCGCGACATGACAACCGAAACGCTTCACGCGTGGTTCTCGACGTTGCGCGTGACTTGCGGCGATTGGAGTCGCGTGCTTTGCAAGACCGCAACCGTCGTTCATGGCACGACCGGCATCTTGCTCGACCCGCCGTACGATCAACACGAAGGCACCGAAGGCTTGTATGCCGAGAAGGACATCGAAGGGTTGTCGGAAGCGGTCGGGGAATGGGCGATCGAGCATGGCGACGACAAGCGGCTTCGGATCGTGTTGTGCGGGTACGACGGAACCTTCGACCCGCCGCCCGGTTGGCGCACCATGCCATGGTTCAACGGGTCGTCGGTCGGTCGCGGTTCCGAGAAGGCATTGAAGGGTCGGCTTCGCGAACGACTTTGGATGTCGCCGCATTGCTTCGTCGTGTAGCGCGTCGACACGTCGAGCCGCACACGGTACGCTCGACGCATGGCCGTCCAGATCACGATCGATCAAGGTGTGCTTCCGCCGGGAACACCGGGGAAGGCACGCGAAGACCTTTCCCTATGGACCCCGGTCGTTCTCACGTCGAGCGGCGGTCCGTTCGCGGCGTACCTATGGCGGATCCTTCACGGGGCGGTCGACATCGACAACGGCGTGAAGTCGTCGGCAATCCTGACAACGCCGACCGCCCCGTCGACGCAAGTGAATCCGGTCGATGTCGAAGGCACATACTTGATCGAGCTTGTCGTCGATTCGGGCAACGGGCTCGGCGCTTCCGAAGATGACATCGCCCGGATCACGTTCTACGTGGGCACCGCGCTTGCTTCGGATCCATGGGATCTTCCGCGACGGGTGATCGCGTTCAAGGAAACGACCGAGCACAACGTGAACGACGCGCTCGACCCGACCGGCAACCCGGAAGGGTACGCCCGCGAGATGGAGCGATGGTTCTCGGTGATCCGACAGAATTATCGCGGCAAGTCATGGGCGCATGCGCGGGTCGACATGTTGGGCGGGTTCGGCTTTCCGGTGCGGTCGTTCAACTTGTTCACGTCGCGGCTCGGCGTCGGATGGTGTCAAGCCTTCTTCAACGTTCCGATGCCGAACGCCGACTATTCGGTGATCGGTTCGCCCCGGAACACGCCCGGTTCGGTTGTCGTCGCGAACGAAACGACGAACGGCTTCGACGTGTACCGCTTCGATTCGGCGGGCTTGCTTGTCGACGACGACTTCTCGATCGACGTGAAGCTGGGTGAATGACAATGGGTTGGGGATTCGGATCGTTCGGGTTGACGCCATGGGGCGCGAAAGGCGTTTCGTCGCTTCAACTTCTCGCCGCGCTCGCGATCCGCGAGAACGTCGTTCGGCTCACGTTCAACACGAGCGTTCAATTCACCGGGATCTTGAACGCGGGCGACGGCGCGAACGTGAAGCGGTATTCGGTCGCGGTCGTCGAAGGAACGGTCGGGCTCGACGGCGAAGCGGTGCGCCCGGTGCGACCCGCCGTCGTCAAGCAAGCGTCGATCCCCGAGACCTTCGGAAGCGTGATCGATCTCACGGTCGACCGCCCCTTCACTGCATACCCGTCGCGCTATCGCGTTTCGGTGCAAGGCGTGAACGCGGCATCGGGCGTGCTTCTCGACCCGACCGCGACGTCGCTCGAATTCGTCGGGCTTCGACGCGACCGACCCCGACCCCGGATCGACCTTGTATCGGCTTCGCGCGACATCGCGAACCCGCAAGTCGGTTCGGCGCTTCTCGACCCGTTGCCGAACACGACGGACCCGTTGATCCTTGGAACCTTCCCGACCGATTCGTCGGGCGACATCGCCTTCGACGAAGGGATCGACGGGTATCGCAAGCGCGTGTTCCGGCGGTGCTACACGCGCAAGGGAGCATTCTCTTGGATGCCCGAATACGGGGTCGGGCTTCCCGGTCAAGTCAAGCGCTTGTCGCGACGTGGAACCCGCGACGCGATTGCCGCCGATGCCGAAACGCAGATCGCGGAAGAGCCCGAGACCGTCGAAGTACAATGCCGCTTCGAGCAAGACACGCGCTCGCCCGATCTGTTCTGGCTTCGGATCCGAGCCCGAACCGTTTTCTCGCCAACGCCGATCGAGCTTGGCGTTCCGTTCTCACCGCCCGGATAAGGGATCGCCATGGAGCTACTTTCACGACTTGATTATCACCAGATCGGGCGACGATACGTGTCGACGCGATCGCAAAAGGTCGACGCGTCGCTTGTCGACGTCGAAGGTTCCGACGTCAACTTGTTCGTTGGGTCGTCGTCTTACATGGCTTATGCGGTCACGCGGCAACTTGCCGACCGGATCCGCGTGTTGCTGTTGAACGGTGCGAACGGCGAAGACCTTGATCGGTACGCGTTCGACCGATACCAATTGACACGCAAGGGCGCGGCGGCGGCGGTCGGTGAAGTGCGGTTCTACCGAACTAGCACGGCGGGCGGCGGCGGTGCGATCCCGGTCGGAACGGTTCTCAAGTCCTTGACCGGGATCGAGTATGTGACAACGACGGCGGCGAACTTCTCGGCAATCGCGACCGAAGCGACGGCGAACGTTCGGGCGGTGCAAGCGGGAAAGAACTTCCAAGTCGGGGCAAACCAGATCCGCCGCTTCGACAACGTGTCGACGCTCTTCGATCCGTCGATGCAAGTGAACAACGACGAAAAGATGGGCGGCGGCGAGAACGCCGAGCTTGACGATCCGTTCCGCAACCGGATCCGCGACTTCTGGAATGCGGCGAGACGTGGCACGAAGGGCGCGATCGAATTCGGTGCTCGGGCGGTCGCTGGCGTCGAATCGGCAAGCGCCGAAGAAGTGCTCTTCGGCGGGCTTCCGGTGCGGGTTGTCAATCTATACCTTGCCGATTCGAGCGGCGTCGCATCGGTTGCGCTCGGGGCGACGGTGCGAACCGCGCTCGACGAATGGCGCGCTTGCGGCATCGCGGTGATCACTTCGACGTCGATTCCCGAGATCGTCGACATCGTGTTGAAGCTTTCCTTCGTGACGGGCGTCGACACGACGACGATCACGGAAGCGATCCGCAACTCAATGGCCGAATACGTCAATTCGTTGTCGGTGAACGCGACACTTCTTCGAGCCGCGCTCTTCTCGGTGCTTCAACGCTTCCGACTCGACGGGCTTGTCGTCGACGAATCGTCGGTGGTTGAGCCGACCGGCGACGTGATCCCGACACCGGGGCGAACCATCCGAACGACACTTGCGAACGTGTCGGTGCAATAGGGGAACGCATGGCTTCGACGCGCAAGACCGGGGCGTTGACTTCGACCGAGTTGATCTCGCTTTGGAAGTCGGTTGTCGACGCGGGGTATTCCCGACCGTTCCTTGAAGGGGAAGCCGAAGGTCGCGACACGGGATTTCAAGCGTCGTACGGGCAAGCCGCCGAACAACTTGCTCGGGCGAGCGAGATGGTCAACCGCTCGACGCAAGCTATGTATGTGCTCCCGTGGTCGGGGCAAACCGACGAACCGGCGGCGGGTGCGAGCAACGCCGAAGTCGACTTGACGTTGACGCGCACGACTCAATTCACGATCCCGATCTCGATCATCGAAGGTCAAGTCGTGTTCGTCGAGAACGTCGACGACATGGGGCAAGACGGGGCGCAAGTCGTGCAAAGCGGTCGACGGTTCGTTGCCGCCGAGACGCGCACCTTCGCGCCCGGTGAAGCTGGACCGATCACGATCCGGGCGCGAGCCGAACGACCGGGCTTCGGGTATAACATGTCGCCGCCCGGATCGATCAACGAAGTCGCGCAAGTCGGGGCGAACTTCGCGCATGATCTGGCGCAAGTCGTCGCGGGCGTCGAGTCGCATCGGTTGATCGTGCGACCTTCGCCCGACGTCGTGATCCCCGAGCACGTCGGATGCTTCGTGCTCTTCACGAGCGGGGCGAACGCGGGGCAAGTGCGGCGGATCATCGGGTATGAACGACCGTCGTTGACCTATCCGCACGGCGGCGTCGCGACGCTTGCCGCGACGGGCGTGTTCATTGTATCGGCGGTCGGCGGCACCTTCCTTGAAGGCGAAGAGATCACGCAAACGATCGCGGGCACGATCGTCGCGAAGGGGTTGTTCCGGCGCTTGTACGGGGATCGCATGGTGTTCGAGCGCACCTTCGGGGCGTTCGTGCCCGGAAGCCCGATCGCGGGCACCTTGACGGCTTCAAGCGCGACCATCGACTCGATCGACATCTCGCCCGACATGACATCGGAACAACCCGACAACCCGCCCGGTGCGCCCGGTGCGTCATGGGTGATCGTTTCGTGGGAAACGCTTGGGATCGAAGTCACGAACGACGAAAGCCCGAGCGGCGGCATCGCACCTATGCTCGACGAATTGGGCGAAGAGCGCGGGATCTATCGCTCGCCCGGTGAGAACGACGACTCGTATCGCGAGCGGGTCGCGACGGTTGCCGACACCGTGAGCCCGAATGCGATCCGTCGCATCTCGAATCGCGTGTTTGCCGAATACGGGGCGTCGGCTTGCCTTCGCGAGATCGGGCAAGCGAACTTTCGCGGGTTCTTCTTCGACGGCGACCCTTCGAGCAACGACCCCGCGATCGCGTTCGCATACGATCTCGACTTCACGATCCGCCCGCAAGACCGACACAAGTTGATCGTCGATTACACCGAGATGCGGGCGTTCTTCTTGATCGGCGTTCCGCCGATGCCGTTGCCCGAATTCGGGTTCGCGTTCGACGAAGGGCTCGTGAACGCGTTCGATTCGAGCCCGCACTATACGTTCTTCGACGGCTTCCCGATCACGACCGCGATTCTCTACCGCACCGCATGGCAAGCGGTCGAGAAAGCTCGGGCGTACGGGGTCGGCTTCGATCTGTACCTTGAAGACGTCGGGTGCATCTAGCGCCGATGGATGATCGATCATCCATGTCGCGGGGCGGCTCGCCTTGCGGGTTGGCGTGCGGTATCGTCGGGGTATGTCAAGCGGCAACCGACGACTGGTTATGAACACGCGCGAGCGTGCGATCTCGGATGACATCCGGCGGATGCAAGCCTTCGCGGCGGCGGATCGCTCGGCTTGGAATCGTCGCATGCTCGACGACTTGTATGTCTTCGATGTCAACGCGGGGTATGGATACCCGACGACTTCGATCACGACACCGCTAACCGCCGACGTGATCGGCGGGCTCATGGTGCAACCCGTGATCGGTTCGTCGAGCTTGATCGTGATGCCCGGTGTTCTCGGAACGTACTTCCCCGATGCGGTGCCTTCGACCGACGACGACCCGTACAAGGTGATCTCGGATCCGGGCGTGCAAACGTTGGGGATCTTGACGATCGCCGCGAACGCTGGACCGGGGATCCGCATCGACGTGATCGAGTGTCAACCCGTCGACACGACCGAAGAGCAGGACAACCGCGACATCTTCGACCCCGCGACCGGGCTCTTCACCGCCGCGCTTGTCGACAAGGTTGTCGCGGGTCGGCTTGCGTACCGTGTTCGGCAAGGCGCGGCGGGTGCGGGCTTCCCCGGAACCGTCAACGGGTGGTTGCCGCTTGCGGTCGCGAGCGTGCCGAGCGGCGGCGGTGCGTCGACCGATGATGTCACGTTCTGGGATGTTCGCCCGCTCGTTCCCGACCGTTGGGAACCGCCCGTTCGCGGCGGTCCGCTTCTCGTTCGTCGACCCCGGATGAACGTGACCGCCGACGAATTCGCCGTTCCCGGCGAGCTTCGCGTGTTCGGCAACGTCGAAGGCAACTGGGGTCCATACAAGATGGGCGGCACGCTCGCGAAGGGCACGCCGACGACGCCGATGGGGTCGGGTGACGTACCATGGGTCGACGCCTTGAATCCCGAGAACTGGGAACCGGGCTTGCTACCCGTCGCGAACTTCCCCGCGTATCTTTGGGCGTTGTACCCGTTCGGGCTTCACCGATGGGTTCGCTACACCGAGAACGACTTTCTCGGGCAAGGGCGCGTTCCGGGCGGCATGCGCGGGATCCCGACGTTCTCCATGGTCGGTCCATCGGGCTTCGGCGGCGGGAACCCCGCGCTCGCGATCGGGCTTCCTACTTCGACCGGGCTCGGCGGCTCGACTCAGAACGCGGCGATGCTCGCTTCGACCTATGTCGATTCGGTGCCCGCCCCGCGCGGATTCATCGTCGACGGGCTCACAACCTACTTGACCGGCGGCGGCATCGCTTGGCTTCCGTTCCTTTCCGACAACCTTCACGACGAATACTTGTTCAACGGCAACTTCTCGCATCCGGCGAACGCCCGAGCGATCCTTGTCGAGTTCTTTTGCTCCATGACCGGGGCGGCGGGCTTGGACGGGTACTATGATCGACGCGTCGAAGTGTACGACGCCGCCGGAACGAGCGTGATCGCCCAACCCATGTATCAGGAAAAGCCCGCGACGATGCCGCTTGCAGCGTTCTTCAACGAACGGTTCGTCGTCGAGATCCCGTTGCCGACGATATGGCCCGCAACCGGAACCTTCGCGACGCGGGTCGACGTGACATACAACCCGGCGGCGGGATTCACACGCAACCCCGGAAGCGCAACCGTGATCGGGTGGCGGCTCGCACCATAGGGGGTCCGATGTCGCTCACATCGTTGATCATCGCGAACGGTTCGACGCTCGAAGAGACCGTCGCGGCGCTCGGGATCTCGGGATACTTGATCGAGCGGATCGAAGCGGGTCGACAACCGTTGCCCTTCGAGCTTGCCGAGCAACTTGCGGCGCATCTCGGTGTCGAGGTTGGCGACGTCGTTGCCGAAGTCGACCGCGTGTCGACGACGGGTGCTCGGGCGGGCTTCAACGCGGTGCCCGCCGACCTTGTTCGCGGCGATCGCTTGCCGCCCGTGTTGCTTCACCCGCTCGAAGAAGTCGTGCTTCCCGAGCGCCCGGAAGTCGAAGGCGAATGGGTATGGATCACGAGCAACGGGTCGCCTTCGATGTCGTTCACGGACGATTATCTGTACGTCGTCGACGTCGTGAACGAGAACCTTGTCGCGGCGATCGACCTAACCCCGTTGTGGTGGTTCGGCATCATCCGGGCGAGCGGGCTTGCGTACGACGCGACGAACGGGCGTGTGATCTGTTTGGGACACGACCAGTATGAAGGTTGGATGATCACCCGCTTCGACGCGGCGACCGCGACCTTCGTCGACTTGTCGTTCGGCGGCGACTACGGCGATCAATGGGGTTGCGATTGGAACGCGACCGAAGGCTTGTGGAAGGATTCATACTTCTCGGGATGGATCTCGGGCGTCGTTCAACTAGACGAAACGTCGCCGCCGAGCATGCCCGTCGTCGGCGGATGGCCGTTCACCGATTCGCCCGCCGCCGAAGGGATCTCGCTCAACTTGTACGAGAACGGGTTCGCCTATGCGATGGCATGGGATCCAACCTTGGCGGTGTTGACTTGGCGGCGCGTCAAGTTGTCGGATGGATCCAACGTGACCGGGGCGACCAACTTGTTCCCGGCGGGCGTCGGCGGAACGACGCAACCCGTGATCGACTCCATGGACATCGGTGACGGTTCCGACGAAGTGTACGGCGTGACGGTCGCCCGCATCGACGACGCCTTGTATGTCGCGCAAGCGGGCAACCCTTTCTTCCCCTTCCCGCCGCCGATTCCGATCTATGCGACCGACATGAACACGCTTGCGACGACGCCCGTATTCCCGGTCGGTCCGGTGCTTCCGGGTTATTGGATGGGCGGTTCGGTTGCCGACGACGACGGCAACTTGTGGATCACGACGTGTCGGATCGATCTCGAAACGAGCGAATGGATCACGTTCTTTTTGCACAAGGTCGACCCTTCGACCGGCAACGTGCTCGCGTGGTATCGCATGCCGAACGGTGTCGGTCCGGGCGTCACCGAATACACGGCGCATCTCGGGATCGCGATCCTTGCGGCGGGCGCAATATGGGCGGTAGCTCGGGTCGAAGATTGGATGTCGGAAACGACAGAGCTTCGGCTCGTGAAGTTCGATCTCGACACCGCCGATCTTCTTTCGTGGGTTGTGCTTCACGAAGCGGTGTTCAACCCGCGAGCGGGCTTCGACATCATTGCAACCGATGTCGGTCCGACGACCCCGGTCCCGCCGCCCGGTGGTCGACCGCCGAAGCCACCCGTGAAGTGAAAGGGAACCATGGACGCCATTCTCGAACCGCTTATGAATCTCGGGCTTCCGGGGATCATCATTGCCGCGTTGCTGCTATGGGTGTCGCGGCTTCATGCGGCGCTCGAACGCTTGCATGCCGAACGCATTGCCGACGCGAAGGCATTCACCGAGCGAGCCCTTGCGCTTCAAGAGGGGGCGCACCAGTCGATCAAGAAGCTCGAAACGCTTGCCGACTTGATCGTGCGCGGAGGTTCGATCCATGAAGACTGACCAGAAGAAAACAGCGGTTGAAGTGCTAGCGCGCTTCCGCGAACAACTTGCGAACCTTCGTGTCGTCGAGACCGAAGTCGTCGCACCGTTCACGAAGCGCGTTCAATGCATGGTCGACAAGCGGTTGTCGACCCGCCCGCCGGGTTCGCCGTACGGGGAAGGTGCCACGACATGACAACGAAGAACGAAGATGGAATCTTCGGGGCGGTCGCGGGGTTGCTCGCGTCGCGAAAGGCGATCATCGTGATCGTCGCGATCGGCGTCGTTGCCGCGCTCGGCTTCACGCACAACATCGAAGGCGACAAGGTGATCGAATTCGTGAAGTGGGTCGTCGTGTCATGGCTTGGCGCGCAAGCGTACGAAGACGCGAAGATCAAGTCGGCGGCGTTGTTCACGCCGCCAAGCCCGCCGAACAACGGTTCGACGACGGATGATCCATGACGCAACCGGGCTTTCTCGACGCAAGGTACGTTCGCGAAGGGGTCGCGAACCGGCAAGGGGTCGGTCGCCCCGCACCGTGGAACAAGTCGCTCGGCGGGTATCGGTTGCCGCTTGTGCTCGACGAAGAAGTGTCGCCCGGATTCTTCGACTTCGTGCTTCCCTTCGGCACCGCCGACGACTTCCCAGAGCTTGCGCCATGGCTTGCGCCGACGCGGTTCGAGCCGCGCGAGATCGAGATCGTGACGCATGCCGACATGACCGACGATCCCGGTGTCGCCTTCATGCTCGACCGGGAAGCAACGGTGCTTTGCAAGGGCGGCGCTTCGGGTCCGTCCTACGTCGCGCCGAGCCGAGCGACGCGCACCGGACCGGGCGGCACCTATCGCGCCGAGCTTCGGGCGCGATTGCAGTGCCCGACCGTGATCGGGTTGTGCCCGCTCGTGTTGCGTGTCGGATGGACAACGGTTCCCGGCATCGACATCGCGCACCGGGGCGCGTCGATCATCGCATACCGCGACGCGGGCTTCGGGTGGGAGATCCCGCCCGCGTTCTAGCCCGGAACCGGCCCGAGAAGGGCTCGACGCCTTCCGCCCTACCGCGAACCCCTATCCGACGCCCCGACGCGTTCTCGGGGCGTTCTCGGGCGACTATGGGGCGGGCGTGAAGTAGGGCTCGAAGTAGGGGTTGTCCGTGGGAACGCCGAATGGGAAGCCTTCGGGCACAAGGGCGGCGTCGAGCCCGGAACACGAGCCTTCGCCATGGCGATCGGCGGCGACAAGGGCGGCGAAGGTGTCGAGCCGACCGGCAAGGGGGCGACCGGGCGGCGACTTCCCGAACGCCCATGTGCGCCCGTCGACGCCCCGTCGAAGTGTTTTCGTCGTTCCCCTTCCGCCATGGCGGGCGATCCCATCGGACCCGACGAAGAAGCCGCCATAGTCGAACGATCGAACGACGTTGCCTTCGATCGACTCGATCACGAAGACGTGTTCGAGCCCGTATTCACCGATCATCCAAACGTCGCCCGGTCGCGTGTCGGCAACGACCGAATCTCCCTTGCGATGCTTCGTCCAAGCCGATCCCGTCTCGGCGTGAAGCTTGATCAAGTTCCAACCTTGTTGCCAGCCCCATGCTTCCTTGCGGTTGATCCATCGAAGCGACTTGCGAACGTGCGCGTCGTCGTACAACACCGCCCCGCAAGCAAGCCAAGCCGCGAAGTGCGGAAGGTCGCCACACGACGAATAGCAACGCCGCTTCCCGTTGATCAACCAGCAACCTTGCCGACCTTCGGTCACGCGCTCGAAGATCGGGTCGCCCTTTTGCCGCCCCTTCGACCCGTTGCATGCGAAGCGGGCAAGCTCGACGAAGGCGGCACGAACGGCTTCTTCGTCGAGCGGTCCATCCAACGACTTCCGAAGGTGAACGCGGGTCAAGTTGATCATGGATCGAGCCTACCGCGTTCGTCGTATACAGACCAACGCCCCCCCTTCCGCCCGTATCATGCCGCGATCGATCTCGATCGAAGAAAGAATTATTCTTCAAGCGTTGCGCACCGCTTCGCGGTGCGTGCCGCCGAAGGCGGCGCGAGCGATGGATGATCGATCGTCCATGCGCGGCATGATGCGACCATGGACCGGACACCGATCACCGTCGTCGTCGATTCGCGCTTGCGGATGCGAGCAAGCGATCTCGAAGCCGAAGTCGTCGAGCGGCTTCGCGAAGACTTCACGCACACGAACCCGCAAAGGATCATGCTCGAACGGATGGGCGTGCATCCGAACGCGTTGCGAAAGGAACCGTTGGAGATCCCGACTTGGCGGCTCGACGGCGACGACTTCTCGATCCCGCGCGGCGGTGTCGGTCGCATGCGCGAAGCCTTCGCGGATCATGGCGTGCGGTATCGGGTGATCGACAACCGGACCGAAGGCAACGGACCGAAGGGGATCCCCGAGCACCGATTGACGCTTCGCGACTTCCAAGAAGAGATGGTCGAAGCGGGCATGCGAATCGAGAACGCGTTGCTTCGGGCACCGACCGGAAGCGGCAAGACCACGGCGGCGCTTGCGCTCGCGGCGGCGATCGACTTGCCGACGCTCGTGATCGTGTGGACCGGCAACTTGTTCGATCAATGGGTGCGTCGAGCGAGCGTCGAGCTTGGCATTCCGAAGGGGGAAGTCGGGATCATTCGCGGGTCGAAGCGCGTCGTGAAGCCGATCACGATCGCGATGCAACAGACGCTTGTGAATTGCGCGGGCGACTATGCCGACGCGTTCGGGGCGGTGATCTGCGACGAAGTACAACGCTTCGCCGCACGGACCTTCATGGCGGTGATCGATCGGTTCCCCGCACGGTATCGCATCGGGATCTCGGCAGACGAACGACGCAAGGATCGGAAGGAGTTCTTGCTTTACGACGTGTTCGGGAACATCGCCGTCGACGTCAAGCAAAGCGACTTGATCGAACGCGGGTTCGTTCACGACGTCGCGGTCGACATCGTGCCGACCGACTTCGATGCGCCATGGCATGCCGAGCTATTCAAGCACGACGACAACCCAAGTCGGGCGAAGGTGCGGGCGCGGCTTCAAGCGTTCAACCGGATCGTCGAAGACATGGCGGTCGACGCCGACCGCAACGCGCTCGCGGTTCGCATGGCGGTCGAATACGTCAAGCGGGGCGAGCGGGTCGTGATCATGTCGCACCGCCGCGAGCATTGCATGACGCTCGACGCCGACGTGTCGTCGCTCGGCTTCAAGTGCGGTCGCATGCTCGGCACCGACGAAGATGGACCCGAATTCGAGGCGACCCGAGAAGGTCTCGCGACGGGCGACTTGCGGGTCGCGACGGGCACGTTCCAAGCAATCGGCACGGGCTTGGACATGCCTTCGGTGTCGGTCGGTGTCGTCGCGACCCCGATTGCCAATTCGCGCGACGGTCGGTCGTTCTTCGGCCAAGTGCGCGGGCGGTTCTGTCGTACGAGCGACGACGGCAAGACCGGGGCGCGGCTCGTGTACCTATGGGATCGCAAAGTGTACGGGTTGAAGCCCGTCGAGAACCTTTGCCGTTGGAATCGTACGGTTCGCGTGTTCGACGGCGGCATGATGGCGGATGCACGCGAGTTCTTGAAAAGGGAGCGCAACCGATGAGACGTCGAAGTCAAGCTAAGCCGAAGGTGAATCGTTGCCCGGATTGCGGAGAGCCGCAATTCCACGCACCGGGGTCGGGTTGGACGTGCGAGAACGGGCATGGATACGGCGAACCGAACGGACCCGAAGAGAACGCGGCACCGACGCCGCCGAGCTTGCTTCGCTCGGCACCGAAGTCGAACGACAACGACTTCGACGTCGATGCGTTGCTCGACGAAGGCGACACGATCACCGTGACTTGGGGCGGTGAAAGCTTCTCGCCCATCCGGTTCTTCAACGCCGAAGTCGGTCCGTTCACCGCGACGGTTCGCATTCGACCGGGCGAGAAGCCGAGCGAAGCCCGAGCCCGAGCGACCGCGTTCGTCGAAGCGACGGCGGCGCTTGCGTGGCAATCGAAGATCGAAGGGCATCTCGGGCGCGTTCGCGACTCGCACAAGCTGGTTGAAGCCGTGAAGGAAGCCGCGAAGGGGAAGGGTTGATCCATGCGTCGTTTGAAGTACCCGCCGAAGCCGAACCCGGAACCGACACAAGCCGCGCTTGCGCTCGAAACAGCGGTTGCCGCCATGGGAACGAAGCGCAAGCGCAAGCCAAGCTCGAAGGCGATGCTCGACGGGGCGCTCGGTGAAGCCGAATTGTTCCGGTCGACGGGCGACTGGTCGACGGCGAAGGGCAAGCACTTCGTCGCGTTGTACGCTTGGCTCCATTCGTCGATCTATGAGACCGAAGCGGTCGACTTGCTCGACGGGAAGTCGATGCTCGCGGCGTCGAACGCCGCCGACAAGATGTTTCGGGTCGACTTCGGCGGCGACGGCAAGCGGTTCGTCGAATTCATCGCATGGTGTTGGGCTCGCGAGCGGCAAGCAGTGAAGAAGGGAACCGGGGCGCGTCGGTTGTCGTGGCGGTTGCAATTCGCTTCCCGACACTTGCTTGTCGACTATCGGGTCGACCTTATGCGGTGCGGGCGATGAAACGACGGCGAAGCCAAGCGAACAAGCCACCCGAGAAGCCCGCCATGGATGATCGATCATCCATGAAGCCGAAGCCGAAGGTGAAGTTGAAGCCCGACAAGGGCGAGTCGGTCGATCTTCGGATCCCGCACGACATCGTGAACGAACAAGTGATTCTCGCGGCGGCGATCGTCGACGTCGAAACATGCGATCGGTTGCTTCGACGGATTCCCGCTGATTCGCTCTTCGGGAAGGGTCACGCCGAAGCTTGGTCGATGCTTGCCGAGCTTCGGCGGCGCGGGCTCACCTACGACCCCGCGACCGTGCGCCAACTTTCCGGCGGTGCGATCGACGTCGAGTATCTCGACGCGCTTGTCGTCGACCGACCCGCCGTGCCGCCGAACCTTTCGCACCATGTCGACGCGCTCGAATGGGATCGGGCTCGCATCGAAGCCGCGCGCGGTCCGCTCGGTTCGCTTCTCGACGCGGTTCGTGATCCGAGCGCCGACCCCGAACGCGTGCGGGCGCTCGCGGCGCAAGTGTCGAAGGCGTTCGACCGCACGGACCTTCGCTACCTTCGCGATCCCGATGAATTGGTCCGGTCGCAGATTGCCGAGATCCGCAAGCGGCAAAGCGGGGTTGCCCGGTTCTCGTACGGGGTCGAAGGGCTCGACGACTTCGACGACGGAACCCCGCGAATGATTCCGGGCACCGCGCCGAAGCAAGTCACGGTGATCACCGGGCTCTCGGGCGGCGGCAAGACAACCTTCACTGCACACGTTGCGCTCGGGCTAGCGAACGAAGGTCGAAAGGTGTTGTTCGGGGCATGGGAACAAGGAAGCGGGCTCACGTTGGAATTGATCGCGACGATCTCGCTCGGGTTGTCGCGGACAAGCTTGACGGTCGGTGACGTCGACGACTTGATGATCGACGATCTCGAAGCCGAGATGCGACGGTTGTCGGAATGGATCCGGTTCTTCGAGATCCCCTTCGGGCGCAAGCAAGGCGAGAAGCGGTTGAACGATCGGGCGCTCGACACGATTCACGCATACATTGTCGAGTCGGGTTGCGACGTGTTCATTGCCGACTTGTGGCGGCGGGCGCTTCGACAATTCGACCCCGACGAAGAAGAAGCGGCGTTGTACCGTCAACAATCAATTGCGCAAGAGACGAACACGCATCACATATTGATTCACCAACAACGCTTGAAGGATGTCGAGACGCGAAGCGACAAGCAACCGACGCGGGAAGGGTTGAAGGGCTCGGGCGCATGGGTGGAGATGCCCGACACGATTCTCGGCATCCATCGCCCCGCGCTTTGGAAAGCGGTTGCCGACGATTCGATCCTTGCGCTTGTGTTGAAGCAACGACACGGGCAATGGCCACTAGCGGTTGAATTCGATTGGGTGCCGACGCACGGAACGATCCGGGGCGGTCGCGAGATCGAATACACGCAACCCGGAAGCGAAGGCGAAGTCGACTCGTTCCTTGCCGAAGCGACAGTGAACAAGGGAAGGCGGCGAAGGCGATGATCATTCGACGGTTGATCCTATGGGTGAAGTATCACAATCGGGTGCGCATTCGACCCGCCTATGAAGGCACCGAATACCGCTTCACGATCGACGGCGTTGTCGAATATCAAGGAAGCGCCGAAGATTGTGTTCGTGTTGCGAAGTCGATCTTCGGCTTCGCGCCGAAGGTGGAACATACCCGATGATGCGCGGCATGGATCTCGACGACTTCGTGTCGCATCGCGGGTCGGGCTCGGCTTCGCGGCATGCGGGCGGCAAGCTCGCCGCCCGAATCGACGTGCCGAAGTTGCTCGACGCGCTCGGGCTCGAACACCGACCGCCGCGCGGTTCCGAGATATGGCTTCCGTGCCCGTTCCATGAAGAAAGGGAGCCGAGCTTCCAGATCAAGCACGCCCCGCAATCGCCCGAGAATGGCTTGTGGCGGTGCTTCGGGTGCAAGGCGACCGGCAATGCGATCGGGCTCGTGAAAGAGCTTCTCGGGGTCGATTGGGCGGAAGCGCGGCGGCTTCTCGACGAAGGCGGCGTGATAGGGAAGCCGCCGCCGCTTCCGACGACGATCTCGGTCGAGATCGTCAACCGGCGGATCGGGTTCGCGTTGCCGATCGGGATCACGTTCGCACCGCTCGCCCGATGGGTGACGCCGCCCCGACGCTACGCCGAGAAGCGCGGGATCACGCCCGAGCAAGTCGTTCGATGGAGCATCGGATACTCGATCGAAGGTCGGCTTCGCGGGCGGATCGTGTTGCCGCTTCTCGACCGACGCACCGGCAAGCCGATCGGGTATACGGCGCGGGCGTTCGACGGCAACCCGAAGCGGTATCTCGAACCCGACCGGAAGGAACGGGCGACAAGCGGCGCGGTGTTCGGTGAACGACACTGGCCCGAGCCCGCCGAGCGCGACGTGTGCATCGTGACCGAAGGCGGGTTGAACGGACTTGCGGTCGAGCGTGCCGTCGAGCTTCTCGATCTCGACACGAGCTTCGGCGCGGTGCGTGGATCCAACCTTTTGCCCGGTCACGTTGCCCGCTTGTCGACCTTCCGGCGGGTGCTTGTGGCTTCCGACCCCGACGCGGCGGGCGACGGCTTGTTCGGGGCGTTGCGGGGCGCGCTCGGTCGATGGACCGACGTCGTTCGTGTCACAATGCCGAAGGATCGGGATTGCAATGATCTCGATCCGAGCGACCTTGCCCAACGGATTTTCGATGCCCTATCGGTCAACCGAACTTGATCTCCTTCGACGCCGCGACCCCGACAAGTGGCGGGAAGTGATCCGTCAAGTGCTCGTTCGCGAGCGCGGGTCCGTTCGTCGCGCATGTCGATGGTTCGGTGTCACGCGGCGGCACATGTATCGGATCGTTGCTCGCGCCGATCTTTGGGATGTCATCCATGATGCCCGCCGGAAGGGACCGGGCATACCGGGCGGGAACCCGAATTGGAAGCGGCACCGATTGCCGCCCGACGATGATTCGGGCAAGCTTGCGGTGTCAGAAGACGACGACTGGATCGCTAGAACACGAAAGGCATTGCAATGAACGACGAAGTGAAAGCCGCCTTGATCGCATGGTGCGACACCATGAAGCCCGAAGAGATCGCCGCCGCCGTTCGAGCTTCCCCGAACGCCGAGCTTCTCGGTGATCCCGACACGGTTGCGAAGTACCTTGTCGCCATGGCGACCGGGGTCGTATAGCCCGCGCCATGATGCGAGCATGACCTATCGTCCACACGAGATCGGATCCATGATCCGAACGCGTCCGAAGGAAGCCGCCCGACGTGTGCTCGCGATCGTTCGCAGGAACAACGGCAACGTCGCCGCATGCGCCGACGAAGCGGGCACCGATCGGCGTACCTTCCAACGATGGATCGCCGCGCTCGACGACGAAGGCTTCGAGCTTCGCATCGCGGTCGAGCAAGCTCGGGCGGAAGCCCGCAACCGGGCGGGCAAGGGGGCGGGCTGGTATCGTAAGGCTTCGCCCCGTTCGACGACCGATTCACCCGTCGATTGACCCGAGAAAACAAGGGGGTTAGAGAAAACGACATCGGGCGTCGCTTCGGGGTTGATTGTGCGGCTTGCTTGCCCCACAATTCTAGTCCACGCTCGAAACACAACGCACACGACGGAACACGGACGAAGGAACGAAAGGAACACGACGATGAATAACACGATGCCCGCTTCGACCCGCCCCGCGAACGCAACCCACATTGCCCGTCTCGGTGACGCCGCCCGTTGGATCACGACCGACCCCGGAAGCTACGAGACCGCATGCAACGAACTTCGTGAAGCGAACGGCGGCTCGGGAATCCCGAAGTTCGAGAAGCTCGACGCCCCGAAGCCCGCCGCCCCCCCTTCCGCCCCGAAGCCCGCCGCCGCCGCGCTTGTGACCGCCCCGACCCCGACGACCGCCCCGGTCGTGCGCGGCTCGACCGTTTCCGCCGAAGGCAAGGCGCGATCGCAAGCCGACTTCGACGCCGCCGTTGCCGCCGGGTTCGCGCCCGCCGCGTCGTTGTACGAGCGGGGCACGATGGTCGTCGACGCCGGGGTCGACAACGCCCGCCGCGCCCGTGTCGAATACGATGCCCTTCCGCTGGTCGTCGACTATTGCCGCGACTTCGAGAACCAGATCGCCGCAGAAGAGCGCCGCGACGTGAAGTACCCGCTCGGTAAAGTGCGGATGTCGGCGTCGGGGAAGTTCGCGCTCGGGCGCGGTCGCTTCTTGGTCGAAGACCGGGCGTTGTCGGGGATCATGACGCGCTTTGGCGTCGGCGGCGGCTCGTACCTTCGCGACGGGTGCAACGCCGAGCTTCGGGCGATCAACGTCAACCGGCAAGCGGTCGCCTTCGCGGAACGCGAGAGCAAGGCGTACGAGAACGCCAAGCTCGCCGCCGAGATGGCGGGCGAAAAGATTGCCGACTTCCAGCCCGAGAACGTCGTGTTGCGCACCCGCAAGGTTCTCGGCACCGAACACCGCTCGACCTTCGCCGCCGTTTCCGAGACCTTCACCGCGTTCGACGTCGACAAGATCGCCCAGTCGATCGGCATGGCGGTTCCGAAGGATGCACGCGGAACGGTGTCTTACGACGGCAAGCGCGCCCGCTTCGAGATCGTGTTTCACACGAACGTCCAGCCCGAGAAGTTCGTGTCGGGCGAATTCTTCAACGCCGCCGTGATCGTCGAAGCGAAGGATGACGGGTCGGGTTCGATCAAGGTGTCGGCGGCGGTTCGCCAGAACCTTTGCTTGAACTTGATCGTGATCGACGACGCCCGCTCGAAGGTCGGCAACATCCGACACGTCGGTTCGGTCGAGAAGCTTGCCGAGCGGTTCCGCACCGCGTTCGCGGAAGCCTTGAAGAAGGTCGGACCCTTCATGGAGCGATGGGGTTACGCGTGCGACGACAACGCGCTCGAAGCGGCGCTTGTGGCGGCGGGCGAGCGGGCGCACGACGACGAAGGTCCGGTGAACATTCGCGAAGCCCTTCCGGGCTTGTTCGACGCCATCATCGAACGTGAGCTTGTTCCGGTGCGGGCTCACGGTCGGAAGCGCGAAGAAGTCGTCGGTGATTTGATCGCGATGTATGAGAAGGACGAATCGAGCGCGACGGTCGGCGGCTTCGTGTCGCGCGCGGCGGTTGCGAACGCCTTCACGCGCTATGCGCACGAAGTCGAAGGTGCCCGGTTCGACCCGCTTGCCGAGACCGAGATCGAGCGTGCGGCGGGTGCGTTGATCATGGGGAACACGAAGCGCCCGCTTCCGTGGCAAGAGCCCGCTTGGATGCCGAAGGCGTCGGATTCCGCCAACGCGAGCGCGTGACGGTAGGAAGGCGCGGGGAAGGTGCGGAGAGGCACCGCAACCTTCCCCGCGCGCCTTCGAGCCCGACAAGGCACCGTCGAGCCCGAAGGCGCGCGAAGGCGCGACACGCGACGACGAAAGGAACCCAACGATGCGACGCCGGAAGCACACGACGACAACCCTTGAAGTGCGGCTTCACGCCTTGCGCTCGGGTCGTGTGAGCTTCACCGAGTTCTCGCGCGAGACCGCCGCCGACTGGTCGCGGATCGCCCGATACGTGCTCGGTCGATGGCAAGTGCCCGATGCCGTTGAAGTGATCGACGTCGAGCAAGAGTTGATCATCGCGGCTTGGCGGGCGTGCTTGGAATGGGATCCTTCTCGCGGCGTGGCGATCGACGTTCATGTTCGATGGCGGGCGATCACGGCGGCGAAGAAGTGGTTGCATCGGCAACGCGGCGCGCTTCGGCTCGACGACCGAAGCCCTTCGCGACATCCGGTGAGCTTCACGGCGCTCGGAATGGATCGCGGCGGTATGGATGATCGATCATCCATGGCGGAACAAGTCGAAGAAGTCGCTCGGCTTCGGCTTCTGGGATCAACGCTCGACAAGCTCGCCCCGCAAGATGCCGCTTGCGTGCTTGCACTTGTCGTCGCGTCGGGCGATGTCGCGGAAGCGGCGCGGTTGGTAAACGGCAACACGAAGTTGAAGCTTCGGCTTCGGCTTGGATCCGAACACGATGCTCGGCGGGCGATCTGTCGGGTGCTCGAACAAGTCGCGCGGCATGGCGCGGCATGATGCGCATGGAGGAAAGCATGGCAACTTCAACGACGACAACGAAGGCAACGAAGGCGAACGACGGCAAGGTGTCGGGCGTGATCATGGCGGTCGTCGACCCGAAGATCGTCGACAAGTATCTCGAACGGTACAAGGTCGCGGTGCCTTCGGGCGCTTCGATCGACGACCGGGTTCGGTTGCTCGCACAAGCGAGCCGCGCGAACACGCCCCGCGAGAAGCTTGCCGACTGCGACAAGTGCAAGGGCGACTCGGATATCACGCTTCCCGAATGCCCGTATTGCGGCGAAGGCGGAACCGAAGAGATGCCGATGGGGAACGAACCGGCGGGAACGAGCGGCAAGTCGACGCCGAAGCCCGAGCCGAAGCCCGAGCCGAAGCCCGAGCCCGCGAAGCCCGCCAAGGGGTCGCAGAAGCCGAGCAAGGGCAAGAAGCGGTCGGAAGCGGCGAAGGGCAACGGCAAGTCGACGTCGGAAGCGACGCAAGCGCTGGCGAACAAGCTCGGCGTCGAAGTCGCCCCGGAACACGAGCCCGACGCCAAGGGGTCCAGCAAGCCCGAGAACGAGTCGAAGCCCGCCAAGGGGTCGAAGCCCGCCAAGGGGTCGAAGCCCGAGCCGAAGGCGACGAAGCCCGCCAAGGAGTCGCAGAAGCCGAGCAAGGGGGCGACGAAGCCCGAGTCGAAGGATGCCGAAGTGATCGACGCGACCGCCGAGATCGTCGTCGCGCAACCGACCGGGAAGATCACGACGTCGGCGGATCTCGACGATGCGGTGTGTGGGGTCCACGAAGCCAAGCGCGCGGCGGTCGTGTCCCACTGGGTGCTCGGCAACGCGATCCTTCGGACCTTCGAGAACGACGCTTGGAAGCAACGCCGCAACGACAAGGGCGCGCCCGTCTATCGCGGCTTCAAGCAATTCTGCGAAGCCGAGTTGAACATGTCGTCGGGGTACGCGTACAAGCTCATGGATATCGCGGCGAGCTTCTCGGCGGATGACGTCGCGAAGATCGGCGTCGCGAAGCTCGGGATTGTGCTTCGCCTTCCCGCCAAGCAACGCACCGATCTTCTTGACGAAGTGCGCGACGGCATGCCGCTTCGGGAAGTTGCCGACAAGGTGCGGGCGCTCGCGAACGGTTTGCCCCAACGCGACGACGGGCAAGGGAGGCGCAAGAACGTCGGCGGCGGCAAGGGCAAGGGCTCGGGCACCGTGTCGACCCCTTCGACGCCCGCCGCCGTTCTCACAACGACGCACAAGACGAAGCGCACGACGATCAAGCTCGTGAAGGCGGCGGATTCCGAGAAGCGCGCCCGCAAGATGGCCGACAAGCCGATCGGCGTCGAGATGACGTTGAACGGGATCGAGATCCGATACACGCTCGGCACCGACGCGCAAGGCAACATGATCTTGATCGTCGACCGCTCGCGAGCGACGTGATCCATGCGGCGATACGTCAACGCCTTCTGGCGCGGCGGCTCGATTCTCGCCTATTCCCGCAACGACGAAGGCGAGATCGAGCGTCGTGCCTTTCCCGCCGAACATTCCTTCTTCGTTCGCACCGCCGATCTCGACCGCATCGGTCCGAACGGGCAATCGCTCGGTCGGGTGCTTCGGGCGTCGCGCTTGCTCGTAGGGATCTCGAATGAAGGCGAGTATTCGCGCATCCGTTGGAAGTACGAGCGGGCGCGGGGAAGCCGCGAACCGAATCACCTTCTCGCGGCGAAGTGGGTCGAGCGCGAATTCGAGATCACGACCTATGAAGCCGACATCGGTCCGCTTCGCCGTTGGGCGACCGACCACAAGATCGAGATCGACAAGCCGACCCGAGCCTTCTTCGACATCGAAACGGATTCCCGCGTTCCGTTTTCGCGCAAGACCGATGCCCGGATACTTGCCTTCGCGGTCGTCGGTGAGAACGGCGAAGTCGACAAGGGGGTCTTGACCGAAGAGACCGACGAAGCCGAACGCGAGCTTCTCGTTCACATGTGGAAAGCGATCGCTAAGTACGAGTCGATCCTTGCGTGGAACGGCGACCGCTTCGACTTCCCGATGATCGAAGCCCGCACCGCGAACGCCGGATTGCGGGTCGAGATGCGTCGGTGGCTATGGCTTGATCACTTGTCCGTCTATCGGCGGTTGAACGTCGCCGCCGCATCGGGCGATGAAAAGCAATCCATGGCGCTCGACTCGGTTGCGTTCAACGTGCTCGGTGAAGGCAAGCTCGCGGGCATGACGGGCGAAAAGTCGTACGACGAATGGCGGGCGAACCCGAAGCGGCTTCTCGAATACTGCGTTCGAGACGCCGACCTTATGCGGCGCATTGAAGAGAAAACGGGCTTCGTCGCGTTGCTTCAATCGTTGTGCGAAGCGTGCCACGTATTCCCCGACTCGCATGGATTGCACCCTACCGCGCAAGTCGAAGGCTTCCTAATGCGGCTCGGTCTCGAACGCGAACACCGCTTCCCGACGTGGCATGGATTCGAGGATTCCGAGGAGTTCAAGGGCGCATTCGTGCTCGACCCCAAGACACGCGGGATCGAGCGGAACGTTCACGTTGCCGACTTCTCGAAGTTGTACCCGTCGATCATTCTTACGTGGAACATGAGCCCGGAAACGTATCGCCCGAACGTGCGGCTTGTCGAAGACATCGGCTTTCGCCCGAGCTACTTGTCGCACCTTCCGCCCAAGACCTTTCCCCTTCCCGAAGGGCATTGCGTCGCGGCATACACCGACGCGGTATTCGCGAACGAGCCGCGCGGGTTGCTCGCGGTCGCGCTCGAAGAGATGATTCGGCTTCGCAAACATTGGAACAAGCGCAAGGCGAGCTTGCCGCCGGGAACGCCGGAATGGGTCGAAGCCGACCGGAAGTCGACCGCGTACAAGGTCGCCGCGAATTCGTTTTATGGCGTGGTCGGGTCGCCCTTCTCGCGGTTCTTCGTGCGCGACGTTGCCGAAGCGGTCACGCAATGCGGGCAATGGTTGATCAAGGAAACGATCAAGGCGGCGGAAGCTCGCGACATGCGCGTCGTGTACGGCGACACCGATTCGATCTTCGTCGTCGGGGCGAGCCGCACCGACTTCGCCGCCTTCGTCGACTGGTGCAACGCCGAGCTATACCCGAGCTTGATCCGGTCGAAGTCGTGTTCGCGCAACGAAGTCGAGCTTGCATACGAGAAGGCGTTCGAGCGCGTTGTGATGACAAGCGCGAAGCGGTATGCGGGGCGGTATCTCCACTATAAGGGAACCGAAGCAACGGAGGATTCCGAGCCCGAGATCAAAGGGCTCGAATACAAGCGCGGCGACGTGCCGAAGCTCGCCCGTGCGTTGCAATATGAAGCGATCAAGCTCTTGCTCGCGGGCGACGACCCGCCCGGAATCGAACCCTTCGTCGAGCTTCTCGACGCTTGGAAGAGCAAGGTGCTCGAAGGCGACATCGACGCCGACGCGGTGATCCAGTCGAAGCGGTTGTCGAAGCCGCTTGCGCACTATGCCCGACGCAAGAAGAAAGACGGCGAGTATGCCGCCGAGCCGCCGCACGTTGCGGTTGCTCGGGTATTGAAGGAACGGGGCGAAGATGTCGGTGAAGGCGTCAAGATCGAGTATTACGTCGCAGACGCGAGCGGCGATGGGTTGCAATGCAAGCCCGCCGTCGACTGGACCGGCGACTTCGATCGCCATTACGTTTGGGAAGTGCTCGTGTTCCCGCCGACGCGGCGCTTCCTTGCGGCGGCGTACCCCGACGCCGACTGGTCGCCATGGGAACGAACGCGCCCGAACCGGAAGTTCAACCCGGATCAAGCGACGCTCGGGCTTGACGCCCCGAAGGTCGCGTCGAAGCGGGTGAAGCGGTCGAAGGGGGCGGAACCGAAGCCCGCCAAGGGGCGGAAGAAGCGAAGTCAAGCGGTACAACCGACGTTGTTCGACATGGGAGGCAACGATGCGACGACGAAGTGAAGTGAAGCAAGCAACGGCGGCGGCACAAGCGCCCGAGAACGAGCCCGAGCCAGTCAAGGCACCCGAACCCGAGCCCGAGCCCGCGAAGCCCGCCAAGGGGCGGAAACGGGGCGGCAACGGGGCGAAGGCGGCGGCACCGAAGCCCGAGCCCGCGAAGCCCGAGTCCGGTCGGGATACGATCTCGGCACCGCCGCCCGACATGGATGATCGATCATCCATGCTCGCCCGTCGACGGGCGCAAGTCGCCGCCGACTTGGAGAACCTTGTGCTTGCCGAAGGCACGTCGAAGATCGTCGAGCGGATCTTCGAGATCGACGTATGGTCGACATACGAGCGGCTTGAAGCCGAGCTTCGCATCGGGGAACCCGGCAACCGGGATCGGATCACGCTCGTGAACGCGCTCGACAACGCGCAAGAGAACGCCCGACAAGCACACGCGATCTTCGTGTCGGCAAAGGTTGCCGTCGACCGCTATGAAGCCGACGCGGTTGTTCTCGCGGTGAGCATGCGCGAACAAGCGAGCGCCGAGCTTGAAGCCGAAAAGGATCGGGGCGAGCGACGCAAGGCGATCACCGACGCCGACGTGACGTCGAAGATCGCGGCGCTCTTCCCCGACGAATGGCGGGCGCTCGAAGAGGAAAGGGCGAAGGCTCGGCGCACGGTCGCGAATCTCGAACGCTTTGCCGACTTGTGGAGCAAGCGGGTCCGAACGCTCGAAGTATTGCTCGAATCGGTGCGGGCATGACCGGCAAGCCAGTCGAATTCGGGATCCTTGGCACCGAGCGATTCATCGGCGTCGGGCGAGTCGGTCGCGGCAAGCGTCTGGTGTTGTACGAAACGAAGCCCGGAATGATCACGGTGCTCGCGATCTTTCATGGCGACGAAGAAGCCGAAGCCGCGCGGTCGATGCTCGAAGCGCTCGCCTTCGCGTCGAGCGGCGTCGTTGTCGAAGATCCCGAAGGGAACAAGACCTTCCGACCGCCGCCGAGCGTTCGCGGCATGATGCACAAGTAACCCCGACGTCGAACACGACGAACACACGAAAGGAACGAAGCAATGCGTGGAATGAGCTTGGATGACTTTCTCGATCACAGTGCGGGCGGCGGCTCGCGCGGCAACTTCTTGAAGAACTGGCGGAAGCCGAAGGACGGTGCCGAGCCGAAGATCATCGTTTGGCTTCACCTTGCGGTCGGGCTCGGGTTCGCCCGATGGGCGCACAATTGGCCCCGAATCGTCGTGCGGGAAGATCGCGACACGGGCGAAGCGCGGCGCGAGGTTTGGGGCGGAACGTGGGTGTGCCACGAATCCGAGCTTGTGCTTCGCAAGCAACGGTTCCGCGACGACGACGACAAGCGGGAAGTGCCGCCCGTCGTGTGCCCGCTTTGCAAGACGATCGAAGTCGTGCGCGACATGGTGAACGAAGGGGATCTCGATTGGACCGATCCGATCTTCCGATTCACGGGCACCGACCGCGAACACGACACCGTGATTCGGGCGGGCGGAATCTACAATGCGTTCTCGCGACGCGACTTGACCGTCGAAGAGAAGGGCGAGCTTCGCAAGGCGGGCATTCGCCCTTCGGAAGCTTGGCGCGAGAACGCGATCGCCCGGTGTCAATACACGTTCGCGATCGTCGATCACGATCACCCCGAAGAAGGGGTCCAGATCACCGACGAAGCCGAAGCGCTCGGCAATGCCATGAAGCGCGTTCTTCGCGACAAGATCGAAGAAGTCGGGCGCGAGAAGGGCAACCCGCTTCGGAACCCCTATCCCTTCCTTTGGGAATACCGCGCCGACGAATCGTTCGAGAAGAAGTATCGGGTCGTACCCAAGACCGCGATCGAATGCCCGGAAGAAGTTCGAGAGTTGATCTCGGGCGACCCGCCCGACCTTGCGGGTCACTTGAAGCCCGGAAACATCGCGACGCTTCGATCCGAGATGGAGCAAGCGTGCTTGATCGAGAACTTCCCCTTCGACGAAGTGTTCGGTGCGGCGGAATCCGCCAAGGGCGACGACGATGCCGCCGACGAAAGCGACTTCGACCCCGACAAGCTCGAAGGGCGAACCCCGGAAGTGAAGGGGAAGCCCGAGCCCGAGCCCGAGCCCGAGCCCGAAGGCGACTTGTACGTCTGCGACGTGTGCGACTTCGACGAATTGAAGGCGACCGACGTGCAATGCCCGAAGTGCGGGGCGGTATACGACGACGACGGCAACGTCGAGTCGCGACCGTGCTCGAAGTGCAAGGCACAAGTCGCGCTTGCCGACCAGTCGAAGGGCGGGCAAACCGTCGACGGGAAAGCGGTCTGTCCGTCGTGCGCGACGATCCACGATGCCGAAACATGGGAAGTCGTCGAGCCCGCCAAGGGTAAGAAGCGGCGCTCGACGAAGGGCTCGACGAAGGGCTCGACGAAGGGCTCGACGAAGGGCGAACCGCTCGGTGATCCGAAAGCCGTCGATCCGACCGACGATCTTCCGTGGGGAAAGTGATCCATGCGAAAGCCGAAGCAACTTTCGGCGGATGACATCGGGGCGAACCGCGACCGCTTGGCACAACTTGCCACGGTCGCGGAACGCTTCGATTCGTTCCGTCCAGCCATTGACGTTCTGACAACCGTTCGCGCGGTGCGAACGATCTTCCCGCAAGTCGACCTTGCAACGCGGGTCGGCGGTTGGCCGATCGAGCGGTTCGCGCTTGTGCATGGCCCGAGCAACGAAGGAAAGACCTTGTTCTTGATCGGGCTCGGGCTCTCGTTCTTGAAGCTCGGGCACTTCTTCCAATTCGTCGACGCCGAATACACGACCCCTTCGACGTGGCTTCGGGCATACATGGGCGAAGCGTACCTTCGCCATCCGGGCTTCCGGGCGCTTCGACCCCGAACCTACGAGCAAACCGTCGACGCGGTGCGAGCGAGCGCCGAAGCGATCGGTGACGCGAAGGCGAAGGGCACGCTCGACCCCGACGTGTCTTGCTTGTATGTCGTCGACTCGCTTCGCAAGCTCGTTCCGAAGGCGTTGCTTGCGAAGATCATGAAGGAAGCCGCCGATGCCGCGCCCGCAAGGGGCAAAGGAAGGCGCGGCAAGGGATCAAGGGGCATTGACGGGCTCGGCGGTCGGGCGGCGCAACACAAGGCGGCGTTGAACGCGCAATGGCTCGACGAATTGGTTCCGTTGCTCGCGCAAACCGGAACCGCAATGGTCGTCGTCGCTCGCGAAGCCGAAGATCCCGACGCGGGAATCTTCGACGAAGGCTTCAAGGTCGGCGGCGGTCGGGCGGTCTATTACGACTCAAGTCTTGCGGCTCGGATCGTTCGTGCGGGCTTCATATCGGATGCGAACAACCGCGTGATCGGTGAACGGCACGAAGTACAGATCCGCAAGACGAAGGTCGGCAAGAAAGGCGATCAACGTCGACCCGTTGCGCACTTCTCGACGTCGAACGGCGTGCTTGTGCCCGAAGGCTTCGACGCGCCCCGCGACGTGATCGAACAAGCGCTCGACTTTGAAGTTGCGACGCTCGCGGGCTCGTATATCAAGTGGGGCAAGAAGACGCTCGGGCAAGGCTTCGACGCCGCCGTGAAGCGACTTCACGACGACCCCGACCTTGCCGCCGACTTCGAGCGGGTCGTTCGGGCGAAGGCGGAAGCCGAATGGGCGGAAGCCGACGCCGGAAAGGTCGAAGTGACAGAATGAAGGCGATCATCACAAGCGACTGGCATCTCGACGCATCGACCGCCGGAATGCCGAGATTCCTTGACGTGTTCGACGCGGTACAAGATGCGGTTCGACTTGCGGTCGACACGAAGGTCGACGCATTCATCTTCGTCGGTGACTTGACCGATCCCGACACGCAACGATCGCACGCGAGCGTCGGTGTCGCGGTCGAAGTCGCGGCGAATCTTTGGTTCGAGCATGGCATCGCGAGCCGATGGGTCGTCGGGAATCACGACGTGATCGAAGATGGATCGGGCTCGCACACGCTCGCGGCACTTCGCGGGCTCGAACAAGGGCTCGGCGGCAACGGGATTCGAGTGTACGACGCGCCGACGTGCGAGCTATTCGACGGCGTGTCGATCGTCGCATTGCCCTTCACCGCTCGATCCCATGCGTACGATCCCGCCGTGTTC